CAAAGAGCCAATTTTATCTGCGAATACTGTGGCCAGAGAGAACCGAATGTTAAGACCCATGGTTCTCATATTTACGGCACTAATACCTATCGGAACATGTCAGCGGATTTAGATAATATTCTCTGCCTGTGTTTTACTCACCATACGGGCGGCTGGAATGCAAAACAACCATCTTGGCACAAAGATCCGATGTTCATGGTGGAATGGTTCAATAATAAATACCCCGAACGAGCTAAGGAGCTAAAAGAGCGTACCCAAAGGCTATATAAAGTCAATTTTGAGGAAATGGAGAAAAAGCTCAAATTTATGATTGACAAGTAACTATGATAGGTACTAGAGCTTATTCAAATAAGCATATACCCCAAAAAACTCTTTGGCCTTCTTATTATAAGCTAAAGCTGCCTCTTTCTCGTCTTTGTAATAGCCAAGACAATACACCCTTCCCTTAAAACGAATATTGGCACCCCATAATTCATTACCTTTATGCCAACAAACACCCTTAAATTTGCTACGACCATATGGTCTGCGATTATAAGTATTCTGGGCGGGAGTTACGACCCGAAGATTTTTAAGCCGATTATCAAGACCATTATGGTTTATATGGTCAGTATATCGTTCATCATCTGAATCGAGCCCTAATATCTGGCGGTGCATGAAAACAACAAAACTCGAAATGGGCCTGATGAAAATTCAGGCGGAAACGCCTGCGGAATCTCAGGCAATCTGTGGCATCATCGAAATGAACTCCACGATGATGCCTGCCGCAGTGGTCAACAACCACGGATGCAGATGGGTCGGGAAAGAATACCTGAACTGGTGTCTCATCCCCGACGGACACTTGGACGGCAAGTGCCGCAAGAAACACGCGGAAGGCGACGGGTGCGACTGCATGAAAGACGGCATCGAAGCTGGACTCAAGAAGTGGGCAAAGCTGCCGTGGAACTACGTCTTCAAGCGCGCATGAAAAAGAAGAATCCTGCGGCGGTCGCACTCGGCAAGATGAGAAGTGCCGCGAAAGCCAAGGCTGCCCGCGAGAACGGGCAGCTTGGAGGCCGTCCGAAGAAACCGAAACGCACCGCCCGGCGTGCTAACAGTGTTATTGGGCCAAAGCCGCCGGCCTTAGACAAACCGCCCGGATGACATCCCTTAGCTGTGCCGTCCGCGTTGTCAGGCACCACTTTTGGCCGGCCTGTGCCCAACCGCAAGATCCTCCAGCCGCTCCTGCGTCGCCACGTCCCCAGCCGCCACCGCTCTCACATACTCCACCTCCCGCTGCCCACCCGCCTGTTTGGCCCGCTCCCGATACTCCGCCTGCTTCTGCCTCATATACTCCCGTCGATCATCACAACTCATCTTCTCCCGATACTTCGCGTGGTTCAACACCCGCCACCCCCCATCCACTGCCTCTATCCGCCGACCACCATACTCCGCCGACCGCGATTCCGGGTCCAAACCCCCCAACCGCCGCAACGCATCCCGACACTCCTCCAATCCCACCCGCGCAAAATCCGCCAACCCAGGCACCGACGCCTCCACCACCCCTTCCCGGTTCGCCATCGCCAACATCGTTATCCATACCAACCGCGTCGCGTCCGGCTCCAACCGCCATAACGACGACCCGATCAGCGTCCCAAACAACTTCGTGTAACCTGCCATACCCTTCCTATCGTGTACTCACCCTGTAAACATGTCAACAGATTGTATCAGACATTGTGCACGTTGTCACCACACGTGACGCTTGTGCACACAGTACCAGAGTACAGAGTACAGACGACCAACGATACCCCTCGGCAGTACCCCCCCATTCCACCTCCACTGCCCCCATCTCCTTCCACCCATATCCACTGCCATCCCAGAAATCCCGAATCCTCCGTCGGAAATAGAAGGGGGAGGTATTATATGCGCGCCAGGGCACGCCCGCCCCTTTGGGGGTCACCCCCGCCTCGACGCACCGCTGGAAATGGGGTTTTCCAGCGCGAATCCCGCAAGTCCCCGGCCCTCAGAACCCTGGAATCACACGGCAGTACAGTAGGAGGGTGCGGGTTGCGGCTACAGGGTCTAGTTTTCGGGGTCCGAAGGGCTTGGAAAGGCCGACTCGCATGTGCAAATTTTGCACGCATCGACAAATTCGGATGCGTTGATGCGTGGCTCTGTGACAGTAACGCGGTGAGGTCGGAGATGGCGTACGGCGGCCAGTCCCGTGAATCCGCGCAAGGTCGCTGGGGAGTACCAGCGATGTGTTTGGCGGCGCCAAGCATCCAGGATTCAGCTTACCAGCTACTCGGGTGAGCGATCTAGTGGGCAGCGCAAACCAACCTCCGGTTCCAGTGATGGTCCGGGTTACCAACGGCACGCGATTCGGCGTGCAATCGGAACGTGGTCGATACGTAAACCACGATCAACCTCTGCTGTTACGCGGTGGAGCATGGATTTTTGGGTGGGTCGGCGGTGTAAAGCGCTGTCGGCTCACCCTTTCTTTTCTGCCCTTGCGGCTGCAAAGCGTTGTGCTTTGCGGGCGAGGGCAGAACATGAAAGGACTGCAGATGAATACGACTACGAGTTTGGTGACATTCAGCCCTTCAACACCGATGGATTCCAGGATGTTGGTTGCGCGCTCGAACCCAACGACGGGCCGGGTTGTGACGGCCTTCGCGTCTCGGCATGAGATGCGGCGAGCGTTTGGGCTGACGAACGCGGAAGCGAAGCGCCGCTGGCGCGAGATGGCGACTGAATTTGGCCAGGCGGCCAACATGCTCTACACGGGGTTGACGAGCAACGGGCATCGGTGTTTGCGGGTTGCGCGCTCCCAGAGCGGGAGCTACACCTTCACTGTTCGGCCGCTGCCTTCGGAGGCACCCGTATCGGAGCCTCGGGCGAGACGGGCGGGTGTGGCGGTGGCGGTGGAAGCGGAGCGGGAGCGGATCGTGCTGGCGCTGGTCAACGGCGGGATGGAGCGGGAGAATGCGGTGAAGCTCGTGGCGCACTGATATTGTCCGGCGCCTTTTGGCGCCGGACGGCAAAAAATGAAAACGACACAACCTATTTACGGTATTCAGGATTTCGCCAGCGACCGGGAACTCTGCGAAGACGGCGAGTTCTCGAATCGCGACGGCAACACCCAGCAATCATGGGCCACAACCAATCGGGCATGCGCCGAGGCGATACTCCGTCAGGTCCGGCGGCAGCATCCTGGCGAGTGGCGGATCGTCGAAATAGGCACAGTGGCGGACTGGCCAGGTTTCCGGGATTGCCGTGATGTCGGACTCGATCCGGCTGCCCGTGTGATCGGGGTCATGTGACGGCTCTCTCCCGTCGCTGGGGCGCCTGGTTCGGCGGGGGAAAGAAAAACGCAAATGACATATAACCTGGAATACCCGAACAGCACTGCCAAAATCGAAGCCTCCTGTGACGAGGACGCGATTGCGTACGTCAAGCAGACCAATGACCCCGATGGGTTGCCAAATCCGCAACCCGTCACAATCCGCACAGAGGACGGCCGCCTTGTGGTCCGCGTGCTGCATTGACGCCGAACGATGAAGCTCACCGACAGCCGACCGGCGGCGAGCGGTGAGCGCAAACAAAACAACCAATGAACCAAAGACCGTGAATCGCAGAGCGGGTCGGCTGTTCGGTGCAGCGACCTGGTTCGGCGTCCCGGAAGAAAGTCAACATGACCAGAACAAACTCATGCGTGTGGTGCGGTGGACGGCTGAGGCTGTCGGAATATGCAGCCTGTGGGCCGGGATGTTTGTGGTGCGCCGCAAATTTCAAGGACGGCATAAATGGAGAGGTCGCCCGGTCAAACTTTAGGGAAATCCTGTTGATCGCTGGACACGAGCAGGAAAATCGCGCCGTGCTCGCAAAGCTTGAGGCTGAGGAGGACATCGGTGAGATGGAGAGGCTGTTCGGCACTCGACGGGTGAAGCCTGATATGACGCTCGAACGACCAAGCTCAGCGACGGGGACATGCCGCTGAACGGCATGTCCCCGTCGCTGGGGCGCCTGTTCGGCGTCCGGCAGAAAGGGAAATATGGCAACACTCATAAACAATGACCGTTACAGTCTGATAGTGGGAAACGATGTGGACTCGTCCTACTCGTCCGAATCCGCCGCCAATCGCGCAGCCGCAAAAGAGCGGAAGAAGGGCCGGCGTGCCGTAGTCGTGCCGCCCGGCGAGGCGTTCGATGGTAGCGGATGGTCCGACGTAAATGGTGTCGAGCGAGCATGACGCCGCTCGACCAAGCGACCAAAACCCAAAAAACGGGCCAACGCGAACGGCCCACGAAAAACAAAACGCATGAAGACAACAACAACAACTCCTAGCCGGAAGGCGGTGACCTCGTGAGACCCGCCGCCCTGGCCGGCGTCCTGGCGGACGCCATCTCCCACCAGGAGCAAATCCTGGTGGTCGGTCAGCCGGGAATCGGCAAGACCGCCATCATCCGGTCGGTCTGCACCGACATCGGTGCAGACCTGATCGTCAGCCACCCTGCGGTGGCTGACCCGACGGATTTCAAGGGGTTCCCGGCGCGCGACGGGGACCACGCGACCTTCCTCCCGTTCGGGGATACCTGGTACGCCATCACATCCACGCGCCCGACGGTCTGGTTCGTGGACGATCTCGGGCAGGCATCCGAGAGCGTTCAGAAGGGGCTCATGCAGCTCCTGTTGGGCCGGCGGATCAATGGGCACGTGCTCCCCGAGCAAGTGACGTTTGTTGGCGCGACGAACGACGCCCGGCAACAGGCGGGTGTGACCGGCCTGATCGAGCCGGTCAAATCGCGCTGGGACAGCATCGTCCGGCTGGAGACCCACATCGACGATTGGTCCGAGTGGGCCCTGGGCCCCGGCAACATGCCGGCGGTCCTGGTCGCCTTCCTCCGGGATCGCCCGGAACTGCTCAGCGCGTTCACCCCGACTCGGGATCTCACCAATTCCCCCTGCCCGCGGACGTGGGCGTCGGTCGGGCGGCGCCTGGCGCGAGGGGTCCGCGACTTCGAGCTGATCGCCGGGGCCGTGGGCCAGGGCGCGGCGACGGAGTTGATCGGCTACCTCGAGTTGGCCGACTCCGCGCCGTCAATCGACGCGGCCCTGCTCGATCCGGACGGCACCGCCGTCCCGGAGAAACCGTCGCTCCGCTACCTCATGGCCACCGGGCTCGGTGCCCGGATGGACGCGCAGAGCATTGACTCTGCGCTCCGCTATCTGGGGCGGATGCCCCAGCCGTTCCGCGTGCTCGCCGTGCGCGACGCGCTGCGGCGCGACAAATCCATCGCCCGCAGCGCGGGCTTCATCCGTTGGGCCAGCGCCGAGGGAAAGGAGATCCTGTGAGCACCCCCGCTATTTTCCCGCCGATGGCGGACATGGAGCTGCTCCGGCTGGCGGAGCAGTACCACCAGGCTGTGCGGAGCTGCTACATCTCCGCGCACGCGGAGTGGGCCGTCGGGGCTGACCACGCCATTGATCAGATGGAGTGGGTGAAAAACCGCAAGGGACAATGGAACGGGTATCCGCCGCGGCGCTGGTCCGACCCGGCCGTCCGGCAGACGGCCGCCGGCTGTGTGGTGATCCACACCAGCCGAAATTCCGAGATAGTTCTCTCGGAACGCGACCAGGCGAAGCTGGTCGCGGCAGCGCTCACGGAGGTGGCCGCATGAATGCACCCCTCCTCAAGCCGACCCCGGCCACCAGTCAGGTGGTTCGGATCGAGCGCCAGCTCAGCCGGCTGGTCCGGTTCGAGCCGTTTTTCGCCTGCCTGGCACTCCGGCTCACAGTGTCGGAGTCACCCGCCGTGGAGACATTCTCCTCGGATGGGGTTGACCTGCGGGTCAACCCGGAGTATTGCGCGTCGCTGAGCGACGCACAGATCACATCCGTGCTCTGTGAGCAGGTCCTCCACATGGGACTCGGGCACATCTGGCGCGCCCCGGCCGCCGCGGATTGGCGGGTCTGGAACCGGGCCTGTGACCAGGAGGCGCGCGCGATCCTCGAGGAGGCCGGCGCCGAGACGTTTCCCGCCGCGCCCGGCGCGGAGCCGGTTGAGGCCCGGTTTAAGGGCCTCGCGGTCGAGGCCATTTACCGCACGCTCCTGGCCGAGGTGCCGCCGCCGGCTGAAGACAGCGGCGACGGCGACGGTGAGAGCGGGGAGGCCGGCGCGGGGGCCGGTAATCAGTCGGCTCAGTCGGCTCAGGCCGATCCGGTCGCGGGCGATCAGCCCGGCGATGGCCAGCCCTCCCCGGGTGAGATGGAGCAGCCCAGCCAGGACGGCCAGGCCGAGGCGGAGCAGCTCCGGCAGGAGTGGGCGCAGGCCGCCCAGCAGGCGGCCGAACTGGCCAAGGGCCGCGGGCATGTGCCAGCCAGCCTGGTGCGGTTGGTCCGCGAGTTGACCCGGCCCAGGGTGGACTGGCGCGCGGTGCTCCGGGATTTCCTCCGGGAGCGCGCCCAGGACGATTGGTCCTGGTGCCGGCCGAACACGCGCTACGCGGACGCGGAATTCATTCTGCCCGCGCTCCATTCGGAGCGGGCGGGGCGGATCGTGTTCGCCGTGGACACGTCCGGCAGCATCGGCGAGCACTTGTTGGCCGCGTTCCGCGCGGAGCAGCAGTGGTGCCTGGACGAGCTCCAGCCCGAGGCACTCGTGGACATCTGCTGCGACGCGGTCGTGCAGCAGGTGCGCGAGTACTGCCCGGGCGACGCGATTGAGCGGCAGGCGACGGGCGGCGGCGGAACGGATTTCAGGCCGGTGTTCGGGTTGTTGGCGGAGAAGGCGGTGCCGCCGGTCTGTCTGGTGTACCTGACGGATTTGGACGGGGAGTTCCCGGCTGAGGAGCCGGGTTACCCGGTGCTCTGGGTGACCACTAGCGACCGCCGGGCGCCGTTCGGGCGCACGGTCAAAATCGAGGAGGCCGCATGAGCGTCAAGGTCGCATCGACACGAGCGCCGTCGGGCCGGCTGTTGCACGTCACGTTCTGGGCCGGGCCAGGCCGGGCGAATCGCTGGCAGAGCCGGGCCAGTACGCTGGCCCAAAAACTGCCCGAATTGACGGCCTGGCTGGCGCAACACGTGCCGGACCCGACCGAGTTCCTGGCGCGCCGGCTGCCCGAACTGGGGCCGCTGCTGGCGGATGCCCTTTTCGCGCCGCCCCCCGAGCATCGCTGGGTTTATGGGCGCATCGCTGTGGTGCGCGCGGAGAACGGGCGGTTCACGTGCGCGCTCGACATTCACGGGGGCACCCGCACCCTGCCTGGCTCCTGGCCTACACCCGAGACAGCCGCGGCGCACTGCCGCCGGGCGGGCGCCGAGCGGGTCGTGTTCCTGGGCCCCGGCGAAAATGCCGGCGATTGCAGCCGGGGCCAGCCAGACGGCTGGCGCAGTGACAAGTTTTCCGCGCTCGTCGGAGCGCGGCCCCTTTCCTGACTCATTTTTCCGACGGGGCCGCCGCAATGTGCGGCGGTCCAACGGAGCAATGAAGCTGCCCCGGACGCGACCCGGAAAGTCGCAAGAGAAACATAAAGGTATGTGCAAAGAAGAACGGTTGATGGAAGAGATCGAGCTGAGCGCCGAGCAACGGGATTTTGCCGTGGCGGCCCACAACCTGGCCGCGAAAATCCGGGACGCAAGCGCCCGGCACGGTTACGACCTGGCCGGCGCCTGCAGCCTGGTGGCTGACGGGAACTTGACGGTCCATGTCCATCAGCCCGAGGATCCCTCGGGCGTGATGGGGTTTGTGGGGTTGCCGGTCGAGGTGGGCCTGTTCCTCACGGCCAATGCCTGCGGCGGGTTGTTCCCGCAGGCGCCGGCGGTAAAATGACAAACATGACCTGGAAACAAGCTCGCATTCGGGCCGCGCAGATCTGCGCGCAACTCGACCTGCCCCACCAATTGCCCGGGGTGCGGGTGCGGGTGCGGGTGGCCGCTTACGACGACGAGGACACGCTCCGCTTCCTCAAGTCCGAGGAGCCGGACTTGAGCTTGCGCGAGCAGGAGCTGATCAATCAGGCGTTTGCCCGCGAGTTGCGCAAGCGCGGGGCGCGAGTGGAGTTCGTGCTGGTGTCCATTGCGGATTATTTCGCCTGGTTGGGCCGGGAAAACCTGGAGAACACGCCCGCCGCACGGGCTCAGTTCATCAGGTCGAGGACTGACTAACCCAAAGACAAAATGTGCGGCCTTGAACCGATACCAGCCGGCCAAGCGTGTCTCTACGCGGTGGACTGAGGCAGCTAACCATGAAAACCAAAATGCGAAACCACTGGCAGATCACCTATCGCGGTCAACTCGTTCACGAGACGACGCAACCGCAGCGGTTCCTCAACTCGGCAGCAGCGCGCGACATCGAGCGCAAGCTCGGTCGAAACTACACCTTCGTGTTGCGCTGCACGCGCGGCCCGAAAACCGGCGAAAGCTATGACTACGGACTGTGACGCCGAACGACCCAGCTCAGCCATCCCAGACTCCCGAATTGTCCGACCGCCCAGCGGGACAGTCATTGGCTGGAGCGCCTGGTTCGGCGTTACGTCTCTGGCGTGTAACCGTCGAGTATGAGTTGATGATAGTTGCCGATAACCAACGACTGGCGGAAGAAGAAGCGGAACGCTGTGCCGGAACAGATGGCAGCGGCCCGTCCGCAGTTTGCGCGCATGAAGTGCAAAAGCTCGATCAAATAGCGGTGGACTGGGAAGACAGCATCCCGTTCGGTGGCGACCGTAAAGACGAACGAACATGCCGGGAGCGAGTGACGCCGAACGACAGAACTCAGCGGCGGCGGGCCACTGAGCAACCCCATCAACCTGAAGCGGCCCCCCGCCGTCCGCTCCAGTGACCTTGTTCGGCGGGGAAGTCCGCTACTACAAGACGGCGACCATCTACACGCCCGCCGTGAAACGTGGCGGTGTCCGCCGCTGGTTTGAAGTCCGCGCTGACGGCGAATACGCCATCAAAGCATGAACCCGGAAGCACGAAAGTATCTGGCGGACATCGGGCGCAAGGGCGGTCAGAAGTCCCGCCGCAAGCTCACGAAAGCCCAAGCGCGGGCAATGGTGCGCGCCCGAACAGCCAAGCGCGCCGCTCTGCGCCAGAACGACCCAAGCTCAGCGACGGTAGTCCGTGGCGTCTTGTTATGCGTCCACGTGTTCGCCTGCCCAACCTGCGGCTCGCGGGCCTGGCACTCTGACTGGGGCGCGATACTCTGGGCGCAGTGTGAGTCCTGCGAAACAAGGTGGAAGCACACCCGTCGCGCCGATGAAGCTACGGCAGTAATCACGCGCCAAGAAATCGGCCTGAATGAATCTCTAACCGGCGCGATGCTATGACGGTGGAGCCGAGTGCGGCCTTGAACCGATGCGCTAACGACAGAGTGATATGAACAACAAGCAATACCTCGGTGACAGTGTGCATGTGGACTTCGACGGCTTCGGCCTCGTGCTCACGACTGAAAACGGCTACCCTGACGACCCGCGCAACCGGATCGTGCTCGAAGCTGAAGTGTATGAGTCGCTGGCAAAATATGTCGAGCGACTCAAGGCAAATGGCGCCGAACGACAGAGATCAACGACGGGAAAGAGCCGCCGTTGAGACAACCCAAAACCCAAACCCGTGACGGCTCTCTCCCGTTCGCTGGAGCGCCGAACTAGGCGCTCCCGGCAAGAAAGAGAAAAATGAAAGATCAATAAGAAACTATGAAAAAGAAAAACGCGCCAACGAAGCCCGCAACTCCCAGCGCCTTGTTAGCCGACTTCTTCGCGTGGTGCAATGGAAAGACCGCCGAAGGAACAACGGTCACAATTAAGGGCTGGCCGAACATGGGCCAGCCCGCCGTTGAAATATGGGCAGCGGACGGCTGCGAAGGAAAAGGTTCAACGCTTCTCAAGGCCATGAAAGAGGTAGTCGGCTAACGACCGAGATCAGGCACGGCGGACCTGAGACGCACGATTGACACCGCAGGCCACACCCGCCGTTGCCTGCATCGACTTGTTATGCTAAATCTTTACGCACCAACATTCAAAGAAGGATGGACGCACTTTGCCGGTGGTGAATGGGCAACGATCGTGACACCGGAAGACGGGGGCACAGCCTACCCCGTGCGCCCCGACGGATCGCTGTGCGAGCCGCGACCCCTGAGACCCAGGGAACGCAAGGAACTTGCAGCGAGGCAAATTCACCACGCAGACCTCAAGCTGATCGCCGCCGCGATGGACGCCGATCAGCATAAGGACAGAACTGAGCGGCGGCGCCCGTAACGCCCCGCTCGCTGAAGCGGCCCCCCGCCGTCCGCTCCAGTGACCTTGTTCGGCGGGGGAAAGAAAAAGAAAAATGACTCATACCGACACCGAAACCGGACAGCTAAACCACTTTTCCCGGAAAATCATCCGCCGCGATTACGAGGACGGGACAACGCACTACCTGTCTCCGATACCGGATGGACCGGGCGCGGTCCGCTTGCCCAGCTACAGCAATCTGAGTGCAGCGGTCAACGCTGACATCTCCGACGAGTCCGGGAAGCATGGCAAGGTGTGACGCCGAACGACCCGAACTGAGCGGCGGCGCCCGTAACGCCCCGCTCGCTGAAGCGGCCCCCCGCCGTCCGCTCCAGTGTCTTGTTTGGCGGGCAATGGAAAGACAATATGACATACATAGTGCAACTGCAAGACTACCGGATCGGACATGTGCAAGAAAGCAAGACCATTGCGGCAATGACCCCGCGTGATGCGATTCGCAATACGTTCCCCGGCTGGGAGCCTGCGGACGGCAAAACCGTCAAAACCGGACACTGGTACGCGCGGGAAGGTAACTTCCTGAGAGTAGGTGTCTTTCCCGCACCTGACTCGCTTGACGATGCTGTCGCACTCGCGGAGTCCGAAGCCTGCGCGAGGATTATCTGACGCCGAACGACCCAGCTCAGCACCCGCGATGAAACCCCTGAACGCCCTAGCACGCTGGACCGACCACCTGCAACAGGAAGGCGACGTGCGCGCCTCCACCGCCCAAATCTACACCAACTACGTCGGCTGGTATCTGGCTCGCACCCAGCCGTCCCGGCTCTCGGACATCACAAAACCCAGCGTGCGCGCTTTCCTGGAGGACCCCGCCCTGCCCTGGAAAGCGGCCACCCGCCAGATCTGCAAGGCCGCCTTGCAACACTGGTGCGATTTTCTCGGCGACGCCGGCCTCCTGCACGGCAACCCCGCCCGCTTCCGCAAGTTGCGCCTGGAGGCCCTGCCCCATGCCCTGCGCGAAAGTCGCCCCCGTGGCACCTACAGCCGGGCCCAGGTGCAGGCCCTCTTCACCGCCATCCAGGCCCGGATAGATCGCGCTCGCGCCCAGCAAGCCGCCGGCCAGTGCGCCCAAGCCGGGCAGCGGCTGGAACGCTGGGAATTTTGGCAGGCGGCCTTGGCCCTCTGCGTCCACGCGGGCTTGCGCTTCCCCTCGGACGTCCAATGCCTGGAATGGGACAGCCTGGATCTGGAGGCTGGGACGATCACGGTCTGGACCAAGAAACGGCAGCACCAGCGCGTGGTCATTCCATTGGCCCCGCCTCTGGCGGTTATCCTGCAAGCCATCCCGCGGGCCAACGGGGCCAACGGCGAGCGTTTCGTCTTCCCGGAACGGGTGCGGCGCGTGCCGGCCAAAGCCTTGCGCCTGCAATTCCGGGCACTGCGCGCCGAACTGGGCCTGTTGCATCTGAACATTCACGATCTGCGGGCCACCTTTATTGAGCACTGCCGCGCGGCGGGCTTGAGCCCGGAACAGATTGCTGCTTTAGTGGGCCATGCCAGCCCGCGGCAGAGCCTGGATTACGTGCGCGCCCCCCTGGCCCAAGAAGGCCGGCAGAAACTCACCGGACATCTGCTATGAAATGCCACCTGTGCGGCCGGGAAGCCGCCGCCAAACCCACCAAAGCCGGGCGCCAGCGCGTGCCCGCCGGCTGGAAACGCCATCAGGACCAGCCTTGGTGCCAGACCTGTTGGCGCCATGCCTACATTCTGCGGGCCGTCACCTTCCCGGTGGCTTCACCCATCGGCCTGGACTGGCCGGCCTTCCGCGCCCGCTTGGGCGCGGCCTGGGCTCAAGCCACCGAAGTGGCCAACACCGTGCTGACCGCCTTGGCCAAGGCCGACGTGGTGCGCTCACCCAGCCTGACCAAGCTCCCGCCCGCCCCCAAGCTGAACGTCTATCAGATCGCTCGTGAGCGGCGGCCGGACATGGAAAGCCAAGCCGCGGCGGCCGTTTCCCGAATGGCCCAACAGAAATACAACTCCGCCCGCTGGGCCACCATCTGGTCGGGCAGCGCCACCCTGCCCTGGTTCCGTTACCCGGTTCCCTACCCCGCCCACAACGCCTCCTGGCAAGCGCGCTGGCTCTCGGACACCGAACGCGTGCCCGTGGTCTCAGTGCGTTTGGGCGGCGAGCGCATCAGTTTGCGGTTGCGGGGTGGGGCAGGCTTCCGCCGCCAACTGGGTGCCTTCGAGCAGATTGTCAGTGGCCAAGCCGTGCCTGGCGAATTGGCCCTCTACCGCAAAAGGGTCTCTGGCAACACCCATCGGCCTGGCTTGCCAGACCGGGCAGCCGGTGGCGGCGCCCGCCAGTGCTACGACGTGATGGTCAAGCTGGTGGCGTGGCTGCCCAAACCGCAGCGCCCGGCCCCGGTTCAGCGCCGGCTGGTGCTCAGCAGGGCGCCGGATGCTTTCTGGATCGCCGAGGTGGAAGGGCGGGAACCGTGGCGCTTGCACGCTGATCACGTCCGCCGCTGGATCGCTGCTCATCGCCGGCAGTTGGACCGGCTTTCCGACGACTCAAAATACGAGGTCCGCTTGGGCGAACCGCCGCGGTTGGGAGAATACCGCCAGGCGCAAGTGGCCAAGCATCATCGTCGGGTCCGATCTTTCATGCAGCAATCCTGCTCAGCCTTGGCCAAGTTCGCTCAGCGCCAAGGCGTCAACACGGTTGTCTATGATGAAACTCAAGGCGGTTATCTGCCTGAGTTTCCCTGGCACGAGTTGCAGGTCATGCTGGCCAACAAGCTGCGTGAGTTTGGGATGGCTTGCGAGTGCGCCGGTGCGGTGGAAAGCCTTGACACCGCTCGCGAGCCGTGATAATCAATTCTTTGCGCTACCACAAAGCGCAGCGCGAGTCTGGTTGGGCACGCTTGCCGGCCCAGGCACTCGCGGAACGCGGTTTGCAAGCGCGAGGATACAGCCTGCCCAGGCACCGCCCTCGCAGCAACCAAACAACTTGGCGAATGCTGTGGGCAAATGAACCCCGAAGTGGACGAGGCCCGCTCCGTCCTCGCAGCAACCAAACAACTTGGCGAATGCTGTGGGCTGACCTGCTGGGCCATGACATTTCAGCGGAAACCGTCCTCGCAGCAACCAAACAACTTGGTGAATGCTGTGGGGACGCTGCGCGGCATCCGCCTTACTGGCGCCGAACTGCTCGCAGCAACCAAGCGACTTTATTGCTGTGGGCGCCTGCCATCGGCTCGGCTCGGTCACGAGCGCCGCCTCGCAGCAACCAAACAACTTGGCGAATGCTGTGGCAAGAAGGGCGCTGTTTGTTGTTTCGCTCTCACTCCACCTGTACCCGAAACAACCGCTGCCGCAGCCGCTCTGCCGGCCGCCACACCACCTTGGTGTGGGCTGGCACCAGATAGCGCTCGGCGCGCTGCGCGGGGTGGCCGTGCGGCCCCCAAGCCGCCGGGCAGGTGCCCAGATGCGCCGCCCGCCGCATCAAGCGCCAGGAGCCGAACCCCGGCAGCGCGATGGGCTGGCCGCGGCCAATGAACTCCGTGATCAGTTGCAAAAGCGCGCGCACCGCCGCCTTGGCAATGCGGCGCCAGACGAAAGCGGGCAGCAACGCGCAGGGCCGATACCCCGCCAGCGCCCGTTCCAGTTCCTCGGCCAGGGCGGCGGCCAGCGCCTGACGCGTCACCTGCACCCTCGAACCATGAACCTCTATGACGTCGTTCGACAAGTTTGTTCTCCTGCTGTTCCTGATCGTGCTGCTGCTGGAGTGGATTCAATAAATCCGCACCCGGCCCGTGCCCCGCGGCCATCTCGGCAGCCGCGCCCCGCGCGCACGCCGCATTTTGGGCGCGCGCAGGCGGGGTGATTTCAGGCTCATCGGCGGCACCCGGCCCGCCCAACGCCGGGAGGATCGGCCCACCCGGCTGGCCACGGACACCGCGCTCCGGGTCGATAACACCCGCGGCACGGGACTGGCCAAGCGTCCAAATCGCCGCCCGCGCCCGCTCTGCCCGCTCAGCGCTGGCACCCGTTTCACGCCGTCCCAGCCCTGCCCGCCCGTTCCTGTTCCCCCTCCTCCTCCGCCCGCCCGGCCGGCCGGGCGGGCTTCATGGATGGCGCTGCGTGGTTGAGCGGCGCCCAAGAGGGTCTCGCCTTGCGCCCAGGCCTGCCTGGCGTGGTCCACCTGCTGGCGCTGGCTGGCGCTCAGGGCGCTGCTGATCCGGGCAAATTCCTCGGCCTCCAGCTTGCGTCCGGCCCCGCGCGCCACCGGGTGCATGGCCTGGAAATCGCGCAAGGCGGCTTTTGCCGGCTCGGCGGCCCCCGCTTGGCGGTGCCACTCCACCAGCCGCTGGCTTTGCTGCCCGAACTCCTCCCAATCCTCCCGCACCGCCGCGCTGGCCATCTTCATCCGCATCGCGTAGGTCGGGGATAAATCGCTGCCGGCCCAGCGCTGGCCGCTCCGGCGCCGTTCGATGCCCAACACCGTGTGGGCCTTGTCCTCGATCAACCGGCGCACATTCGAGACCTCCCGCTGCCCGCGGTAGCGCGGACTGCCGGCATAGAGCAGCGGCCCGCTCAGCCCGAAGTGCGGGCGCACCATGAAATCGGTCAGGATCATCCACTTATCTGGCCAGGGCTGGCCGGCCGCGGCCCGGAACGCTGAGAATATGCTGCTCATCAGGTTCAAGCCCACCACCCGTGAGGCGGGATCAAACCCCCGCCCGCCCACGGTGGCGTTGAGCCAGTTCAGCGCCAGATCGCCGGCAATCGGCAAGGCCGACAGCGTGCCCACGGCCGCGCCCCGGAACGCCGTGCCGGGGCTGGACCAAGTGTCCCGTTCCAAAATGCTGGCCACCTGGGTGTCAATGCCGTAAAGATGCTTCTTCACCTTGCGCCGCCACCACTGGTTGATGCTGCCAAACACCAGCGCAAAGAGCAGCGTGGTGCCCAGCAACGGCAGCAAATGCGTGGCGGCCCGCGCGGCCGGCGGCAGCGACCGGGTGCGCCCGGTCTGCTGATACAGTTCGGCGTAGGTATTGGCGGCGTTTGCCACCCAACCTTGGAACGTCACCAAAAACTTGAACGTCCGGTCGTACTGCGCCTTGAACTGCCGGCTCACACTGGTGGGTTGGTTCAGCAACGCCAGCAGGGCAAACTTGAGTTTCTCGTGCTCCTCGGGCGTGAAGACTTCGGGGCTTTCCCCGCCCGTGCGCGCGGCGGCCTGAGCGGCCTTGGAGTAGCGATACAGCACCCGCTCTAAACTCACGTCGGCCCGCTCGAAAATCAGGCGCAACAGAGCCAGGCGCTGGCTCCTTTGGGCCGTCCAAGCGTGTGGCACATCGGCTTCGCTGACCTGCCAGAGAGGATCAGCCGCGTTAAAGGGTTGGCTCAAATCCCGCGCCTGGTAACGCCCGGCCATCGACCGCACGGCATCCGCCACCATGCCGGCCTGCCCGACCAGAGTGGCGTTGGTGGCCAAGTCGCCCAAGGCGGTGGCTCCCACCTTGCGCAAGGCGGCTGATCCCAGCCGCAGCACCGCCCGCACGCGCCGGCCCGCCTGGCTCCAGGCCGTGGCTTCCTGCTGCTCTTCCGTGCCGCGAAACTCAAGCGCCTGTTGCCACAAACGCCGCGCCTCGGCCAGAAACGGTTCTCGGTGCGAAAAGCCCAGCCGCTGCACCTCCTCCAGCAAAGCCCCTTGCTCGGCCAAAAACCCGCGCAGGCTGGCCGGCCACAAGCGGCGCAGCGCGCGCCCTGTCTCGGTATGCTCCAGCACATTATTCACCAGCACCAGCCCGCCCCGGAACAAGCCGGCGAGCTCCCGGCCCAGCGTCATCCGCCGGGTTTGCCCCGGCAAGTGCGCCAGCACCCAGCCGGCAAAACCCGCGTTCAGAATCACGTTCCCAAAACCCACGTCCACCCCGGACAACAGCCCGCCCTGGAAGAACCCAAACAATTCCTGCCAAAAACCCGGCTCCCGAAACCGCGCGGTCCCGGCGGCTTTCATTTGGTCTTGGAGCCGTTCCAAGTTGGCCAACGCCCGGCTGAAATTGTGCAGATCGGGATATTGCGCAGACTCAAAGGCCACCGGCTGGCTCACGTCCCGCGCCTGAGCCCGCAGGGCTTGCATGCCATCCACGGTCCGGTCCAAGGCCGCCCGGAACTGGATGGCCCGCTCGCTCAAGGCCCGGGCCACCAGGTCATGGAACTCCCCTTCCCGCACTGCCCCGTAGTTATACCAGCGCGAGGGCAGGCGCAGCCGGGCCGCTTCCTGGGTGAACTCGCTCTTGAACACGCGCACCGGGTCATACTCCGCCTCGGCGCTGGCCCGCTTCACTTCTGCCACCACTTCCTGCTCGGCCGCCAGCGCCCCGCGCCCATACTCGGCCAGTTCCGCCAAAAGTTGCTCCCGCACATAGCGGGCGCGCGGCACACCCGGATCGAAATTGACCGGCAAGGCGGCCGTCAACTGTTCCACCAGTTCCTGCAAATCAGCCGGGCGGCCCGTTTCGCCCACTTCCCAACGCCGCCGCAACTCCAGGGCGGCCCGCATCAGAGGCGGCTGCCGGGACACCGCGCTGTCGGTCCGCCCGGCATCGCTCACGTGCCGCACCAGATCGGCCAGGTGCTCGTTCCAAAAGGCCGCCACCCGCCAGCCGGCCGCCGCTTCCAGGGCCGCGGGTTCCTGAGTCAAACGCAAATTGGTCTCCGCCCCCACGCTTTGCAGCTTGTGGTCCGGGCCGTGATAGGCCGCGGCCAGTTCCCGGAGCGCGTTCAGAAAACCGCCCCAGTTCAGCACGCGGGCCAGCGCGTAGTCGCCCACGCCCAGACTCAGGCTGCGGCTCACCACTTGACCGCCCTGCTGGCGCTCCACGCCCCCGCGCAGATAGCGCTGGCCCGGCTCGCCGGCTTCCTGCTCGGTGATCTCCCGTCGCACCGCCTGGCCAAAGCGCTCGGTCAAACGCAGGAAGGCCAGGTCTTCCCGGGTCACCACCGAACCGCTGTCCAGCGCGTAACCGACCCTCAAAGGACTGTCCCATTGCCGGCCCAAATGCCCCATCGGGTTCATCACCAGCAACTGGTAACGCTCCAGATTGTTTTCGCACTCCGGGTGGCTCACTAAGGCGGCGGTGCGCGCCTCGTGCCGCCCCCGAAAATCCCGCTTCAGCAACCGCGAACCGATGGCCTGGCCGCGCCCCAACGCCAAGGCCCAGCGGTGCAGCGCTCCGCGGCCCAGCCCGGCCGCATGGGTGATGGTGGTCCAAATCTGCTGGCCGTAACTGAACTTCTGGCTCCAACCCTGCCAGCGCGACATCTGGTAACGATCCTCATCCAGCAACAAGGCATGGTTGGTGTCGCTGTCCTGCTGTTCCAGCGCCTCCCGCAAGCCCAGCACCACCCCGTAATCGTAGCCCTGCTGCTCGGCGGTCGGTTGACCCGGATTAGCCGCCTGCGCCAGTTCCGCCGCCTCGAACCCGGCCAAATACTCTGCGGCCTGCTCATACCACTGGCTGACAGACCGCTGCGTTTTGGTTGGGCTCAGCCAACTGGCCGCCCGCACCGTCACCGCCGGCTGCCCGGGAAAGGCGTGGTAGGTCGTCCCGTCCCCGTTGGCCTCGATCATGGGCGGATGATCCAGAGTCAGCTCGATCACCTGCCGCACCAGGCGGGTCAGTTCCGCCTGAGGCTGGCCCGGCTCGCCCAGCACAGCCTGGAACAGTTGGCGCCCCAGGTCCAACGCCCGCACTTGCACGGCCAGTTTCAGCAACTGGCGCGTCAGGGGCGCCTGGGCCTTTTCGGCGGCCACCGCTTGATTGCCCAGCTTCCGGCGCAACTGCTCGAAAGCCGCTTGCGCCTGCTCTGCCTGGCCCGCCTCCAGCAACTCGGCAATTCTCTGCACCGGCACCACCGGCACCTCGGCCAGCTTTTGATCCGCCAGTTCGGCCAGCGTTTCCACGGCATCCCGAAAACTCTCCGAATGTTCGAGCGCCCACAGCATGGCCGTGTAAGCCTCCTCGGAGAGCCCCAGCTCAGCGGCGAACACCAAAGGTTCTCCGGTCATCACCGGCCGGCCCATGGGTTCCTGCCGCAGAATCCGGCCCTGCTCGGTCAAGCGCTCGAACACCGCCCGCGCGTTGCGGGTGCCCTGCCAGGCGGGCAACTTAGCCAACCGCCGGGCGGCCAAGCGAATGGCCTCGGCGTTGTCCAGCAACACCCGCTCCAGCCCGGTGGGGATCACCGCCCAAGCGCGCTCGGCTTCGCTGCTCAGGGCGGCTATGGCCCGGCCGATCAATCCTTCCGCCTCGCCTTGGGTGATCTTGGCTGAGGCCAACTGATCCTCGAGCTGGCGCATCTGTTTCAACAAGCCTGCCCGCCCGGCATACAGGTTTTCAAAGCGCTGCTGCTCAGCCTGCATCTGCCGCCAACTGGCCAACACCTCCCCGGCCAGCCGGCGCCGGGCGTCCTCCGGCATAGTCGGATCCGCCATCGCCTCCTCAAACGTGGCCAGCCGCGTCTGCCATTGATCGGCCAAGGCCCGCGCCCCTTCCAGCCCTTGCCGGAAGGCCCGCCGCACCGGGCCGGACTCGTAAGCCCGCTGTTGCGCCTGCCACTCTCCCAACCGGGACAGCCAGGTTTCTTCGCTGGCCTGGTCAAACTCTCCCACTTCCCCGCGCGTGATCCGGTCCCGAGACATCTGCTGGCCGCGCCGGGCCGCTTCCGGGTTGCCCTGGCGGATCCGTTTCATGCGCTCTTCCACTGCCCGTTGCCGGCTCACCCAGGCCTGCTGATACTCCTCGCCCAAATCGAACTGGGTGCCCCAGCGCCGCCACACCCGCAACCGGGCCTGTTCCTGCAGCAGGGCGGCATACCCGCGGGCCTGGTTTTCGGTCTGCACCTCAGCCTGTAGGGCCCGGATGCGGTTTGCGTCCAGCGCCCCGAGTCCAGGGGGCCTGCTCAATCGGCCAGCCGTCTCCTCGGTATCCGCTGGTATCACGAACTCGCCGGCTCCCGCCTCTGCTGAGCGCGTGCCCACACCTAATGTTTGCAGCGCATTTACAAATTCACCATCCAGAATCCCCGGCACCTTTTCTGGCAGGTTTAAGACCAGCCTGTCGCCCTGGCTCAGCTTCTGATACTCGGTCTGCAGGAAACTGCGCAGCGCCTCCAGCGTTTTCCTGGCCCGGACATACTCTTTGTTGTGATACCGCAAGGTGTCCAGCCGGGTCACGGCCTGGCGCCAGAGCTGCAAGGTGGCTTCCGCCCCGCGCCGCAGCACTTGGGCCGCGTGGAACAAAGTGGCTTCCCGCGCAGGCACCTGGGCCCTGCCCCCCGCGCGGGCCGCGTCCGCCTCGGCCTGGGCGGCGATGATCTCGGCCTGCCGTTGCGGGCTGATAGTAGCAGCCATCGCCTGCGCCGTCGGTCCCGCCGCACTGAACCCCGCTTCGGCCCGCCGCATCAAGGCCCGGAGAATCCCCTGCCGATTGGACGCGCTGCCCTTGATCCACTCCCCCATGCCCGGCCATTGCGCCAGGCGCTCGACAATCCAGTCCAGCAACCGCTGGAACAGATTCCGGTCCGTCCGGCGTGACTGGGCCAAAAGCTCATTGGCCAAACGCAGCCGGTAAGCCCCTTCGCTCTCGCCCTCAAACCGGGGATACCTCTGCGCCATGCCTTCCATCTCGGCACCGAAGGCCGGATCATCGGCTATCTGCCCGATCACCTCTTGGGCTTGTGGCCCGGACAGAATGTGGTGTCCGATCTCTTCGGCGCGCACCTCGCGAAACAGGGCGTCATCGTCCAATTGCCCGCGCACATAGTAAATGACCCCGTGGTCGTAGAACGCCAGTGCCCCCTCGGTGCCCTGGGCTGCTTGGGTTGGCTGCCCGGAAGCTTGGCGTTGCCCATTGATGGCAGCCAGCGCCTCCGCCTCAGTTTGGACCGTTACCTCCCGCACGCCCAGCCGGGCGGCCTCGGCGGTCTCCTGAGCCGTGAGCGGTTGCGGCGTGCCGGGAGCTACCTCTGGCTGACTGGTATCCGCCCCCGGCGCAGCCCGCTCTGGGGTGGGCCGTTGCGTTTCGGTCGGCGCCAGTGCTCCTGCAAGCGCTGACGCGAAACCTGGTCGGCCATCCGTTGCTCCCAATAGTCCCGCGACGAGGCCGCCCGCCCGGTCCGCCACGGTGGCGTCAAAGGCGTCTTTGGCTGCGGGTTTGGCTGCGGGGTCAGTGATGGCTGCCAGGGCTTTGTATTCATTGCGGTAAAACTTGTCGGACACGGCTATCAACAGGTTTTTCACTGGCCGCGCCGTGGCGTTGTCCGCCAGCGCGTCCCGAATATCCTGTTCGCTGTCCCCAGGGCGCCAGGCCAGCAACTCATGCAATTCCTCTGCCTGGGCCAGGGTGAAAGTCAAGTCCGCGCTGGCCACTACCTGCCCCAGCTTTGTTTCCTCTGCGATTGGTTTCCGCGCACTGGGCTTGGGCTTGGCCGGCAAACCTTCCCCTTCCTCCCCTTCCTCCCCTTCCTCGCTGGGCACGGCCGGTCCAGTCACCTCGCTGGGCGCCTCATAGCTGTCCAGCTTTTGCTGGTGCGCCTCGCCTTGAGCCCGCAACGCCGCGAAGTGAGCGGGCGACAGAGCCAGCCGATACCTATTGCGCGCCGGGCCCGAATAAAACCAGTGCGTGGGTTGCCACTTCGGCAGCAACGTATCCAGCGGGACGCCTTGGCCCGTGGCCGGGTCTGTGGCAAACACTCGGCGGTGCGACCCGTAAACGCTGGCAGCGTGGCGCGAACCGTCCTGCCGGTTAGTCAAAACTACCAAGCGGTGTGACTGCTGAGTGGCTTGGCGGCTGCCGCCTCCGCCCACGCCCTCGGCCCGGGCCCCCGCCAGTAAGGTGCGCTGTGATTCCGCGCTGCTGAAATCCTGGCCCGACACATCCTGCCAGACCGGGCCGGCGATGGTCGCGGCCGGATCGAAGGGGATGGACTGGGCCAGTTCATCGAGCTGTAGCTCTATTTCAGGTTGCTCATTGTGTAAAATCACCCCCGCCCCGGTCGCCGCGGCCTGTTGGCTCGGTGTTGGCCCTGTGCCTGGGTCCGCTGTGCGCGGGGCAGATGGGCGCATGGTCGCGTCGCTCAGTTGCGTTACATTTGCAGTTGCCGGGGCCGGAGCGGGGGAAAAATCTTGTGTAACGCTGGGCGCCGAATAATCCGGCGTCATCAACTCCGGCGGCTGGGCCTCCGGGGGAACCGCCCCTTGCAGTTCGCCTGCCTTCACAGCGGCGGGGGCGGCGGGTTTGGATTCCGGTAAAATGGCTATGGATAGGCCGTTGGATTCTCCCTCTGAAAGTTTGATCCCATTGTATCCAAGCTCTCGGAGCTTCGCCTGAATGCCGGGAGTGTTTTCAAACCAGTGCCAGTTCGGATAGCCGTCTGGCTCAATCCAGGAAGAAGCCTTCAATTCGATTCTCTCTTCTGGAGTTGACGCCTTCCAATCAAACACCATTGAGCCTTCTGGCAATTGAGTCTCCGTAACCACAGCGCCCGGTCGCCCAAACTCGCCCCCTTCTGAGAATTTGTCCGCAAGCTCTTTTGAAAGCGCGAAATATTGCATTCCACCTCTACCGATTCCGGTCTGGCCAGCTTTCCAAACTTTCAGGCTGGGTGAAGCGGCGGGTGCGGGTTCTGTGGGTGCGTTGGCTGGCTGCTCTCTTTTCAAGCGCACCCCCAAATCGCCGGGGGCGGCGGGGGCCGCTGGATCGGTGAGTTCCAGCACACCAGCGGCCACCAAATCGTTCCAGGTAGGAGCCTGGGCCCCAAACAAATACTGCAAATGCACGGAAGGAGCGGCCCACTGTTCCTGCGGCACATTGACCGTGCGGCCTTGCAGGTTGCCCCGGAGTGCCTGGCGCGCTGCTGCGGTAGCCTGCGGCGTCCAGACCGGCGCTACTCCACCGGTATCCTTCCCCGTCGTTTCTTCGTCTGGCTCCACCGGCGCGCCAGCTTGGGGTGTTTGGCCCACAGGTAGCGCCGCTGGGCTTGGCTTTTGAATGGCATACTGGTTTCCGGTCGTGATGGGAATTCGTCCGCGCTCATCTGGCGCCGGGCCAACGCCCAGTTCGACCAGTGCTTCGCTCTGCACGTGCCCCGGTGCCAGGCTTTCTGGCGGCAAACGTGACGGCATCCTCTGCACCGGTATGCGCCCCCGCCGGGGTATGTTGGCGGGAAACCCCAACAGCGTTCCCACCACGGCGCCTGCCCCGCCCTCCGTGCCGATCCCTTCCATCAACTTTTCCGGCGGTAACAGAGGACCTTCAATGATCACGTTCTGAGCCAGCCGTTGGGCAGCTTCTTCCAGTCCTTGGGTGGCGGCGTCTCCCGCCGTGCGCCCCAGAAATCTTCCGATCATCCCCCCGCTCACCCCGCGCTTCGCCAACTCATTGATGCTCTCCCCGCCAAACCGTTCCACCCATTTCCGGGCCAGGCGTCCCGCCCCAAACCTGCCTTCTAAAGCGGCGGCAATGGTCCCGTAGTTCAGCGCCTTGACAAAAGCCAAATCAGGATCGTTCTCGCCGGCTTTCTGTTGCCGTTCGGTCTCGCGTTGGAACGCGTCATCGAACTCAGCCATGAAACCCACGGCCGTACTGGCGGCGGTGGCGGCGCTCATTTGCGCCGCCAGGCCAGCGCCCTTGCGGGCCAGCCCGGCCCCCAGCCCGGCCCCTGCCATTGGCACCACCTGCCCGATGGCTTCCGGCACCACCCCCAGCCAAAAGCTCTCCGGTTTCCGGGCCGGCAAGGCTTCCGCCACTGTCTCGTCAATCACATCGCCCAGCAGGCTGAGCGCGCTCTTCCTCCCGCCGATGGCTGTATCCAATGGCCCCGGCGCTTCGGGGCTTGATCCCACCCACCGGCGCACCGCATCGGCCACGTCTCCGCCGAACCTGGGCACGGCGGCTACCCCCCGCGCCAGCCCGCGCACGATGCCCTTGCCCACCTCAGCCGGGATGCTGTAATCATCTGGGGTCTCTGGCGTCCCCATTGGCGTGATAAGCTGATCCGGCTCGATGACTCGATAACGGGGTCGGTTCGTTTCCGGCTCAATGACCCGATAACGACCCAAAACAGGTTCCGGCTCAATAATCTTGTAACCCATCAGCTACTCCAACTCCACCAAGCCCACTCCCGGCAAACGCACACGATCTCCTGGTTGGTGCCCGGCCGCCCACGCCGCCGCCTCGTTGGGATAAGTAGGCGGAACGCCAGTGGCCGGCGGCCGCAGCGGCCGGGCGGCCGGGGCGTTGGTGCCCAAGAGCGGCCGCCTTGGCGCCGCGAAGGCCGGTCGGTATCCCTGCTCCGTGAAAGTCAGCGCGCCGCTCGGCAGGCCCTTGGCCAGGAGAGTGCCAGCGTCCCGGCGCCGCTTCAGTTCGCTGGTCATGGCTTGGCGCAGTTGGTTCAGGGCCAATTCTGGATCGGCCGCCACTGGCTGGCCCAAGGGCCGGACGTATTTCTCCGCCAGCTTAAAAACACGCTGCTCCCCGGGCACATTCCGGCCCCCCCAGAAGCCCCGCAACTGCAAAGCCTCCATTTCAGCCAATTCTTCCGCAGTGGGTTCGGGCAGGTTCAGCAGCTTAGCCGCATTCTCCACGGCCTGGAACTCCTCGGTCTCGCCCTGGTTTTGGGCGGCGGCCGCGGCCGCCAGCCGGTCATATTCACCGGCAGTCAAATTCTGGTATCGGGCCATGAGGTCAGGCCGGGCCAAGGGCAGCGCTCGCGCCTGCTGGTCGGCCTCTGCCAAACTCCGGGACGTGGCCGTCCGCTCCGCGTTGTCCTCCCTGGCTTGCGCGCCGGTCAGGGCATCCCAATAGCGGTTCCGGTCTTGGGCTTGCTCTCCCAGTTGCCGCTCGTTGAACGCCCGCTGCCAGGACTGGTTCAAGAGCGCTTGCTGGTCCAACTGCTGGAGCCGGGCCGTGTTCATCTGCTGCATCCGGCGGCTCCAGGCTTGCTCGGCCAAACTGTTCAGCCACGCCGCTTGAGCGGCGTCCTGTTGTGTCTCGTAGCGGCCCCAGTTTTCCCCACGGCCTATTCGCCACTGGTTGCTCGCGTTCAGTTGATCGTACACAGGTCCTGCAATGGCCATAACATTTATCTCCTGGCGGACCGCGGGAGCAGTTCGCCTTGATATTTCCTACTCGTCCGAAATCACGCGGGCCGGAGCCCCGTTCGGGTAATACTCCGGCCTCGGCCCAATGAAATCCGAGTTCCACGTCTGCCAATTGTAGTTGGCTGGCCCGCTTTCCTCATAATAATTGCCGGCCGTGTCAAAGGCCCTCTGTTGGGCCGGAGTCCGGTTCCGGTAATCTCCCCAGGCATTCGGGTTCAGCCAAGGCTGGCTGTAATCAAACCCAGGCCTGGGCTGCAAGGCCGCGCTCATGGGCTGCTCAAAATTCTCCGCCCACAACGGCAACTGCGGATAGCTGCGTCGGCTGGGCAGATACGGGGAATCCGCCCGCCCATCATCCAACCCCAGCCAGTCAATGTTATTCAGCACATTGCCCGCCGCGCCGAGGTTCGCCAGTTGTCCCGCACCCAGTGCTTGCCGGGCGCTGAGGCCTTGCCAGCCGGTGTTTAACGCACTGGTGCGCAGCGCGGGCAGAATGTTGGCCGCCCCCAGTTGCGCGTTCAGCACCCCCATCGTGTCGCCCCTCCCGGCGTTGAACAGCGTTCCTTCCAGGTCCATCTCCGCCAAGGCCCGGCTGGTGGCATCGGAAATCTGCCCAGCCGAGTATCCCGCCAGCAACGGCGCCCGTTGGTTGTAGATGTTGGCCAAATCGCCCCGGCGCAAATCCAGGCCTTTCTCGGATACACCCAACCGCAGGGCCGCCAACCGGTTCACATCCTCCCGTTCGATGTCGCCCAGCCGCAGCCGCAAATCGGCCCCCAGCCGGCCCGCCTCGCCCAGCGCGCCCCGGGCCGAATACGCCGTGCCCGGCACCAGGCCGGCCTTTTTTTGCAGCGAGAACAGGTCATTGACATTGTAGGCGTTTTGGGCCAGCGCATTCCGCAAGATGTCCTGGTTCTTCGACCCCAACATGCTTTCCAGCCCGGTAATCCTCCCCAGCATCTCATCCAAACCGCGCTGGTTGGTTCCGCCCAAGTCCCCTTCCAACCCCTCAATCAAGGCGCTGCGTTTGGCCAGGTCAGCATCCCGGAGACCGCTGACGGTATTGAACTGCTGCCCGATCAAGCCGCTCAGGGCGCCCCGGTAGCTCTCCCGGCCTGTGGCCAACTCACGCCCCAGGTCGCCGCTCAACAAGCGGTTCACCGGCTGGCTGACCCGCTCAATATCCGCCTGAATCTGCTGGTTGGTTCTGTTTTGCTGCCCCATCCACCGATCAAACTCCTGCCGGCCCAGCGCCTGGTCGGTGCCCAAATCGCCGATCACATTGGCCAGGCTGGCGCTGAGGGCGGGGTCCTTGCTGATCCGGATGGGTCTGATGTCGCCAATGGAAGTGCGCGCGCCTTGGCCGCCCAAGGCCCGAAACGCTGCCTCATAACCGGGGGCCACAAAGCCGCCAGTGGGGACAATCGCCCGGCCTCCAGCCCAGCGCGGCATGCCAGTGCGATTGGCTTGCTCCTGCATCTGCCTGGCAAAGTCATCTACCACCCCGCCATAGGTTTGAAACGCGGGCCGATCATTCAGAAACGCCCGCGGGTAAGGGTCTCGATCTAAAGCCATACTAACTCAGTCCTTTCATATACACGTCCAGTTCCCGCCGGTATTGCTCGAAGGCCTCTTGCTGCCCTCGTTCCCACTCGGCCAGCTCGGGCGCGATCTGCTTGAGCTTCTCCGGCAAAGGGAGCAAGGGCAGGCGCGGCAGCGGCAACCGCAGTGGCCCACTGCCAGCCCCAGGAATGTTTCCGCCCGGCGTCGTCATTTTACCACATGGAGCAAGGCTCCCGACACATTACAGGCTCCGCCCGTGCCCGGCAACAAATTGCTGCGCAGGTCATTCGCCTCCTGCAGGCTGCCGATGCTCAGCTCCAAATACAGGTATCTGCCTTTGGCAAAGAGCGGCCAGTTCAGCCCGCTGCCCGGCCGCGTGCCTTTGGCCTGGTATTCGGCGGCCGTCCGTTTCTGGGCTGAGGCCAATAACACCGCTCGCGGGTGCGTCCAAATGATCTCGCCGGCGGCGCTGTTGAGCGGGTCCAACGGCGAGTAACTGGTTCCGATCCGCAACGACACCGCCGAGGGGGTGGCTTGCACGGCCGGCTCGGCGTCCAGAATGAAGCGGCGGATCGCTTTTTCCAGGCCCGGTTCGCCCAAAGCCAGCGGCCCGGAGGTCAGCACACTCAGATACCCGTCGCTCTCGTACGTGCCGGCAAACGATTGATAGCGCCCGTTTCCATCCAGGGTGCCGCTGCCGCTGCCCGCATTGCTGCACCGCTCGAATTGGTACACCCCGCCGCACTGCTTCAGCGCGTAATCGCTGCCGGCGGCCACCACCAGCACCGCCGCCTCATTGCAGCCCGCGCAAAAGTGGTCCGCCCGTTTGCCCAGCACCTCCTCGCCGTCGGCCCAGGCCCCGGCCTCAGGCGAGAGCGTGTCCCACCGCTCGGTCGCCAAGCCATCCAGGGTTTCGGTGGCGCTGGTCAACCAGACCGCCGGCGTCGAGTCGCAGGCCACGTCGCTGGCCGGCAACCCCTCCAGGGCAAAGCCAGCGGGCAAGGCGGCCACATCGCACCCGCAGCTTTGCCGAATCCAGTCCCGATACGAGATGCGGCTGTCCGACCGAAACTCGCAGCCCGCGGTCAGGCCGTAGTCCAGTTCGTGGGCAGTGCGATCCCCGAAATCCAAGGCCAGCCCGTGTCCGGGCGTGCTGGCGCCGGGCACCGCCCAAAAAAACTGCACTTCCTGCCGGGCGCTCCAATACACCCCCACGTGCGCGTGGCAGTTGGTCGCATCCAGTTCCCCGCTGCGAAAGATCAGGTCGCTGGCCAGGTGCGCCCAGCCCACCCGTTCCGGCGGGTTGCTCGGCGCCGTGAAACCGGTCACCCGATAGATGCCGTCCCGCCCCAAGTAGTAATGCTCGGCTCCGGTCGAAACCAGCGTGTAAGGATACGCCAGGCACCGGTAGCCGCGCGCCTTCTCGGGCGACTCGTACACCGTCACAAAGGCCAGGGTGCTTTGGTCCGGGTCTCCGGTGGCCGCCCCGCGCCAAATCCGCTGGTTGGTGTACACCAGCACGTAATCCCCGAACTCCTCGATCCGCTCGATGCGCTCGCCGTAAGCCAGCGCCTGGCTGTCCGCCAGCGTGCCGGCCTTCGAGGGATCAAACGAGGCCGGCGCCAGACGATCACTCCAGACCAGCAAATTCTCCTGGCGGCCTCCCTCCAGGATCACATTGCCGAAAATCACGATGTCCTTGAACACACCCACGGCCCCCGCTTTGCTCAGGCCGATCAGGTCCAAGTCGGCCAGGGCCGAGACCGTTTGGCCGTCGGCGTCGGGCTCCGCGTCGATGGTGTAACTGACCGGCGCGTCCCAGTTGTTGGTCAACACCACCGTGTTCAGCACCTGCGCAGCTTGCCAGCGCAAGCTGCCCGGATCCGGGTGGCCGGCGCCGAAGCTGTGCCCTAGCATCTTCCAGTTGCCGGTGGTCTCGTTCAACTGATACAGCCGGCTGGCCGAGCCCGCCAAAAGGTAACGCGTGCCCCAAGTCGTCACGAGTTCCTTGAGCAACGTGCAGGGTTCCCGGGTCGCCCCCGGCACCAGCGCCAGCAACTGGTCGTGCCAGTCGGCGTTGTGATAGCCGCTGGCCGAATACAAGAACCGCCGCCAGCCGTCCCTCCGGCCCAGCTTGTGGGTCTCCACCGTCATCCAGTTCAGCCGCCGCCGCCAGGACCCTGCCGGCATCAGGTCGGGCGGGCTCCGCACGTCCAGGAGGCCGGTGAAAGGTTTGAGTGAAATCGGTTTGAGTGCGCTCATATCGGAAGAGGGAGGTTACATGATGAAAGCCCCCAGCGCTGTCGGCAGGCTGAATCCCCCTTGAGCGCTCCGGCCGCTCACCCGGAAATGCGCCAACTGCCCGGCCCAGTTGCCCGCCACGGCTCGCGCCACCTCGGGCGCGTAGTATCCCGTCGCCGGCCCGGCATAAACCCCCACCCACTGCCCGCCCGTGGGCAGCCCGGCCACTTCCAGCCTATACGCCACCGTCGTGCCGCAGCCAGGATTAGCCGACCAGGCGAGCCAAGCCCCCACCCGCGGTTCCAACACCGGCGGCCCCGGCGGGTACGCCACCGCCATGGCCGTGGCCAACACCTCCGTGGTCGCAGCCCCTTGCTTCACCACCGCTTTAGCCTGCACCTGCTGGTAGGTCCCAGTCACGTCTATTGCCGCCGTGAAACACACCCCGGCCCCGCCGGGACACGTGGAAGAGCCCACGTTCTCCTGCCCCAGCGCCCACTCGCTCCAGACGCCGTCAGTCTGGGTGCGCACGTAAAAGTCGGCCTGCATGGCGCTGGTCACCCCGCCGCCGCCCGTCGTGACCCGCAGCCGCACCCAAGCGCACTCCACTTGCAGTGCTTCCACCTGGATGGCTGGGTTCACCGTAATGGCGTCGGGCGTGCCGCTCATCTCCACCGTGTAAGCCGGGCACCCAGGCTTTTGCACCACCATCTTGTAAAAGTAATCTTCTCCATTGGCCAGCCCGGCATCCACCTGCGTCACGGTAGCGCTCGCGGTCGTGCCGCTGTATTGCGGGCTGCCCGGCCAGGCCTCTGCTTCCTCCCCCTTGCGGTACAGCGACCACGCCCAGCCCGCACTCAGATTGCTTCCGCTCACCGCCAGCGTCAGTTGTGTCGGCGCTGCGGTCACCGTCGCCACCAGGTGCGGGTTCGGGCAGGTGCTGCCGCCGTTGCCGCCGCTGGAGGCATCCAAACAAGTCAGCGCCTGCAAATCCCTGGCCATCTCGTCCGACACCAAGCCGTCGCTCTCCCGCACCAGATACTCCAGCAGGGCCGCCCGCGCTTCCATGAACGCAATCACGCTCGGAATGGCCTTGGCGCACAGCCCGGCATTCACGGTGAACTGCGTTCCTGCAAACACTGCCGGCAAAGCTTCAATGGGCAAGGGCATTCTATACCTCCTCCAGGAAAGTGATGGGCGCGCTCGAATGCGGGCTTTCCGCCCCCGCCGCGTTAACGCTCACCACTGAAATATGGTAACTCCTCCGGGTGCGCGTGCCGTAGAACGGGTAGTTGGCGGGCCAGTCCCCTGCCACGATGCTGAAGCTGCTTTCGCCGCCGCTGCCTGCAGCCACGTCCCGCACGTGGACATAGGCGAAACTGTCCTGGTAGGTCGCCTTCCGATACACCCGGTACTTCACCGCCCCATCCACGTTGGCCCAACTCACCACGTGCCCGCTCAATTGAGCCGCCGGGGCCGTCACCGCCGGGGCCATCGGACGCACGCTGCCCCGCACCCCGGGCAAAGGCGGGCATTCGCCACTTGGCTCCTGCACTTGCACCAGATAATAGTAGGTCAACGTCTCATTCAAACTACTGTCTTCGTAGCTGTAATCGCCCACCGTGGCCAGGACCACCTGGCTGCCGAACTGGCGCGGGTCGGTGCTGCTGTAAATCCACACCGTCCAACCCGTTTCCGGCAGGCCAGTCAACGTCAATCGCGCCGTGCGCGCGGCCGGCGAGGTGATGGTCAAGGTCACGTTCGGCGCGTCACAGCCGCTGGGCGTGCCGCTCGTTTCCGCCGGGTCAATGGCTGGGCAGCCTGTTTTGCTCACGGTCATCTGGTAATAAACCGCCGTGCCATTGGCCAGGTTCTCATGCTTGTAGGTGATCTCACTCCCAGTCGTGATGCCACTGGCCAGGTCAGACCACGCCGCCGCGTCGGGGCTTTGTTGCAAGGTCCAGTTGTAGCCGGCGGTCATGGCCCCCGCCCGGAACCGGACGCTGTTGTAATGGTTGCCGCTCACCACTGATCCAACCAGCAAAATGTCCGCGCAGACATCCGGCGCGGGCAGGGCGGGTGGCGCAAAGCAACTCAAGGCGCAGATCATAGCCTGAAGATCGCTGGACAGGGCCCCGGCGTCCGTGAACATCCAGGCCACGTCCTCCGCCACCAGGTCAATGTGCTCCGGCACCGCCAGCAGCTTTTGACAAACCGTCTTGTCGCTGGTGGGCAGCGTGGCTCTCAATTCACTCAATGTCACGGTGCTGGCCATGCTTCAACTATCCTCCAGTTCCCGGTTGCGCGCCTCGCACAAATCCGCCTCGAACTCCGGGGTAATGGCGTTCTGGCCGCCAAACGCATAGTGCCGCCATTTCTCCCACAAAAACGATTGCGCGTAAAACTTGGCCCAGATGCTCCAAACGGCTTCATTGGGATCAGGCACCAAGTGGCTGAATTCACTGGGCAAGACCGGCGAACCCGCCGCCGCGCAAATCCGCAGTTCATTGGCCTCGCCCACGATCCATAGCCGTCTGCCGGTTTCCGAAAAGGTGATCCCCTCCGGCTGAGTCAAAGCCGCCGGCAAGGTGGAACTCTCCAGGATTTCCCCGTCCAATTCCAGCTTCAGAATCACGTTCGATTCCTCGCTCAGCACATACAGGTGCCCGTCGCTATTATCGTAGTAACAACCCGCCAAATCCGTGACAGTCCCCCCCAGCAGGGCCGGCGCGTCAAACAAGGCGGTGGTCGTTCCATCCATCTCCACCTTATAAACCGCGATGGGCGTCTTTTCCTTGACCGCATAGAACCAGTCGTTGGTCCGGTCGTAGGTCACGCCTTCCAGGCCGGTATTGCCCAGCGGCCCCAGGCCGGTATCAATCACCGTGGCATCAGCCGTCTTATCCAAGGTGGTGGTCCCGGCGGTAATCGTCACCAAGCAGAGATGCGCGTTATCCTCTTCCACCAGGCAGAAATCGTTCTCATCGGTCCAACAGATGCCTTCCACGTCATCGAACCCGGTCAAGGTGATGGTCCGCAGATGCGCGCCGGCAATCGAATACTCGTAGAGCACCGGCGGGGGCGCGCCGCCCGTCTTGTTGCGCACCACGAACAAGGTGTTGGTGGTCCCGCAATAGGCGATGCCCGACGCATTGTCGGTCATCACCCCCAGCGTCTGCACCGCCTGCCCGGTAAATCTGGAAAGCGCGGGGATCATAACTTCGCGGCGATCTGCGTCAAACCCACCGGGCGGACCGTTGTGAACTGAGAGCGCGGCTTCATGGGAAATACAGCAACGTCTCGGTCAGGTGGTGGCGGGCGTTAATGGCCGTTGGCCATAGGCCCTGCGTGTTGATCACTTGACCGTCAACAGCCCGGCGGTTTCGGACGTGCCCCCACCATGTCTGAAGGGCGTCGTTGGGGCGGGTTCGGCCGTAACGATCGGCTTTGACGGCGTAGGGCCACGGCCCACCACAGTAGGCCAGGTGCCACCCAGCTCGCTCAATCACAGTATTGTCCTCGGACCAGCGCAAGGCGTGCATCCCCTGCTCGTTGAACTTGCGGCCCCGCACAAATTTCAGGCGCCGGTTCACCACGCCCGGCACCTCCCAGTTCGCGAAGAACTGCCGCTCCTCCAGGTATCCAGCCACGGTGACCTCGGGGTGTTCCGCCAGGATCGCTTCGGCCTTGTCCCATGTCTCTTCATGGGCGATCTCGTCGCAGTCCCCAAAGCACACGATGTCCTCCGGGCCGGTCCCTCCTGGAATCCACTCCGTGGCGCTCTGCCGGAGAGCATGCTGTCTCTCGCGACGGTTGGTTCCAGGCACATCATCCAGCACGATGTGCCTCACCTTCGGCAAGCTGCTGTGGGTGAAACACGGGGCTTCCAACATCTTCCCCCCGAAAGCGCGCAGGCACTCGACCACCACAAACATATCCACCTTTGAAACGACCTGATGGTAAGCCGTCTCGAACACGTCGTTTTCGCCAGCGAACAGCCTGAGGTCGATGTGTTTCATACGCACACCAGGTCCCAGTGCGAATCCCCATACCGGTAAGTCTCCTGGAACCGGGTATAGCCAAGACATTTCAGAACGCCTATCAGGTCGGTTTCGGTCCGGCCGAAGCCGGCCAGGGCGGCCGGGTTGCACTCGATGTGGATGGTTGGATGATAGGCCATGACAGTCTTTATACCACCACTCAGCACCTCGGCATCCATCCCTTCTGTGTCGATCTTCAGGAAATCCAGCCTCTGGGCGCATAATGCATCCAACCCCACCGCGTAGCGCAGGCCGTCGCGCAACGGGTAGCCTCCCAGGTTGCCCCCGGTGGCGGTGGCCGTCTCAAACCTTTGACCGGTCCCCAGCGCCACGTTGTAACAGTGAGCTTCCGGGCAGTTATGCAGCAGGCAGACGAATGTGTCCGGGCGCGGCTCGAACGCATGCACCTCACATCCCAGGTTCAGGAACAGTCGCGTCGTGTCGCCTATAAACGCCCCCACGTCAAACACCACCTGACCCGGCTGCAACGCGGCCACCTCCGGGATGTTTGCAAAGTTCCTATCCCAGTCCAGCCGCCCCGCCGCCTTGATCTTGGGCGTGGCCAGGTTGTCGTTGGGCAGGAGCAGCAGTCCGGACCATTCTTCCAGCTCGAATCTCATAGGTGTCACGCGTATAGAAAGATGATGTCATTTGCCAGGGCGATGCGCCCACCCCGCTCCCGAAGGCTCTGGTGAAACGACTGGTGTTCGCACTGTTGCGCGTGCTCGTCGTAGCGCAACCCTTCGATGTCCGCCCACCGGTAGAACGTCGCCGGCCCGAAAGCGCTGTTCACCTCCTGCCACCCATCCAGCTTCAAGGGTGGGGTGCAGGCCAGGAACGTCGTGCCGGCGGGCACAGTCCCATGTGAATACCAGGAGGCCGGGTGCGATATGTCCGGCCAGAGGTAGCGCGCCCCATCCACCGTCTCCAGGGCCAACGTGTCGTAGTACACCCAGTCCCGGCCGTAGCGGTTGAGGACCGGCCCGCAATGGTATCCATTCACCTTGCTGGCGGCAGCCAGGCCCAGCGTAGCCACACCCGACCACTCCGCTTTGGCCACCCTGGCAAGCCCGCCCTCATCCCTCATCTTCGCCGCGTCCATGTCCAGCCACAGCACTGTCTCGGCACCGAACCCGCTCTCCTGCCAGGCGTCGAGGACCGCGTTCCGCAGGCTGGCCAGCCGCCCGTATCGGCTCTCGCCGTGGCGTGCCGGCGGTTCGGCCACTTGAAAGACGGGCATCGCCTCCTCCTGCCAGGCGTCGAGTGCTCCGGCAGTGTCGTTATCCCCAGCACAGACCCACGCAGCACACTGCCATCGTTCCAGCAAAGGGCTCAGGCTTCGAGTCAGTCCCACAAGGGTGTGGGCGCAATTCCTGGCCAGGCCCAGGATGGCCAGTTTAGGCAACCCTTTCGGTTGCCGCCTGGCGCGCGCATTCGACAACCCACGGAACAAATAACCGTGACGCCCTCCGACATAGTGCAGCAGGCCCCTCTGGGTCGCCCAGTCCAAGCCAGCCTTGCGGCAGTAAACCTGGGCAGGGTGCCTGGAGAGATTCACGGAACGGGACCAGAACGACGAGTGCCTTTCGTGATAGATCACCATCCGGGACTTGGCCGGGTCAAACCCCGATGCCTGCATCAGCCACTGAAACGCGAAGTCCCACCCCTCATACCCCAGGATCATATCCGGCATCTGGTCGCGATGGTTACGCCACCATTCCGGCGTGAAGGTGAAGAGATCGGCTCCCACCGTGGCCGCCGCACCAGGGCTACGGGCCAGCCACTCGGGCGTCACCGCCCGGCCGAACCGGCTCACGTCCCACCGGTTGGAATACCAGCAGCCACACTGCCCGATCCACGGCCGGGCCGTCTCGAACCAGTCCTGGCAGAGCGCGACATCGGCGTTGACATAGGCAATGACCGTATCATCGTCGCAACCCTGGAGGCCGTAGTTGAACACATCCTTCACGAACGGACATTGCCGGTCATCGCCCACCTCCCCCGCATTCCTGGGCAGGTCGGAGACGCGGAAGGGGACGAACTCCACAGTCACGCCGGAACCAGCCGCCAGGTCCCAACTGGTCCTGGCAAATTCGATCCGTCCGCGGGTGTCGGCGTCCGGTGTGTATTCCTGGTAAAGGAGCCGGACACGCACTGGTTTCGCAGGCTTCGCGGGCGTGTTCACTGGCTTCACCCGCACCGGCGCGGTGAAACTGTCAGGCGCGGCTTCCTCGGGCTCTCCCAGCAGCTCAGCCAGGCGTTGCCCGTGCTTCTCCCACGTCAGCTCCAGCACGCAGTAAGCCGCACTCCACCCGATGCTTTCGGCATACGCCCGCTCCCGCGCCGCCCAGCGCATCGCTTCCATCAGCGTTTCATCCTTGACCGTGGCCCACAACCCGCACCCGGCCCAGGTCTCTTGCGCCGGCTCCAAGCTGTGTGCCACCACCAGCCCGTTCCGCTCGTGGAAATAATCCGTGTGCCCCCCAAACGCATGGCTGACCACCGGCACCCCGCAAGCCATGCTCTGCAAGATATGCAGTTCAAAACCGCCCGTGGCCAGATTTACAAAGCAATCCAGTGCCCGATGCCAGTGCCCCACCTCCGCTTCGCTCATCCGCACCGTATCCACCAGCACGTTCGGCTGCGGGCTGGCCAGGTGGCCCGCCCGGCATTTGACGTGCAACCGCACTTCCTTGCTCTCCCCGAAGGCCGCCTGAAAACAGCGCACCACCTGTTCCAGGTTCTTGCGCCGCACCCCGCTCCGGGCGTCTCCGGCGCAGCCAAAGACAAAGGGCCGCTGGGCCTGGGCCTTTTTGATGCTGTAGAACACCGCCGGCTCATACCCCAGCGGCACCACCTGCACATTATCCAGGCCGGCGGCTGAAAACACCGTGGCCGTCCAGTGGGACGGCACCAGCAAAAGGTCCGCCTGGGCCAGCTTGGCTTTGGCCTCCGCCGTCAGCCGCGGCGCTTCCCAGTTCGTGCACCAGACCAGCCGCCGGGCCTTTTTGTCCGTGCCTTGCAGCGGGTGCCCAAATCTCAGTTCGGTCTCCGCGCTCTCATCCCAGACTACCCCCAACTTGCTCAACGCCTGCTGGCTTTTGCTGGCCTGAAGGCCAAAACTGCTCGTCTCATCGCTGGGGGCTGTCAGGCGCAGCTTCATGGAAAACGCTGAATCTGGATGCCGCTGATGACCAGCCAGCCGCCGCCGCTGGGCTGTTTGACCGTCACCCGCAACGACCCGCCGGCCGGCACCGGCGCCACGCTCCAGCGCACGTAATCCTGGTCTTCCACCAGCGGCCAATTGCTCAGCACGTCCGGGTCGGCCAGGGTGTGTTCCTTGGCGCCCAGATCGGTATCCACCGCTCCGTCGGCATCCAGCACTTCCAGGTTGAACCGGCCCCCATACATCTGGGTGGTGGCCAGCCCGCCGTCCTTCCCGTCTGCGTTCCGGGCCGCGCCCCACACATACACATCGTAGTTGCCCGCCGGCAGATTGTGGATGGTCCGGTATTGCTCCTCCTGCATCACTTCCGTCCGCTGATAAAACTCCGGCCCGGCCTGGCCCAACGAGATCGGGGCATAATGCGTGCTGCTGACCCCGGACAAATGTTGCAAGGAAGAATATTCGACCGGCATCCAACTGGAAGTAGTGGCCCCCCCGTTGTCCTCCAAATAGAACCCATTATCTATTTGCGCCAGCACCCCTTCCAGCAAATCCACGCTGGGTTGGTTCCATACGTCATTGGTCGCGCCCACCGGCACCAACCCCAACCCTTTGATGCGCGTAGTGGGCCAGCGGGCGGCATCCTCCGACCCATAGTTCATGCCGCGCTCGAAATGGATCAGCATGAAATCGTTGGGGGCCAGTTCCCCGCTTGGGCACACGGCCGCCGCTTGGGCGCGCGCCAGAGCTTGGGCGTCCGCGTGCGCCTGGCTCAGGCTGCTGCTGGCCGTGCCGGTGCCCGTCACCAGTATCCCTTCGGCACACGTCCGGGTGTAGGTCTGCTGGCTGGTCCAGAAATCCGGTGCCGCCTCGCTCTCATTATCCGTCAAGGGAGCGGGGTCAGGCTGGGCCGTCGGCACCGTCACTTCCTGGCAGCGATACACGCACCGGTAGCCGTTCCAGAAACCGTGGCCGCCGCAATCCACGGCCCCGCAATCCACGGCCTGGTAGTTTTCCGTGTTGAAAACATCGTGGAACACCAGCGCGTCCGTGTCGGCGTTGCGGATCGTGACTGACTTCAACAAGTTGCCGAACGCAGGGTTGACACAGCCCCTCGACTGCCAAATCTCCACCGCGTGCGCCGCCCCGTCGCCCACGAATTCATACTCGTGATCGGTGAAATCCTGGGTCCAGTCTGAAGCCGCGAAATTGACACTCTGTTCCGCCAGCAATGTGCCCACCTTCAGTTTTACCTGGGTCGCGCTTCCTTCCCGCTGGTTTCCCGCCAGGCGCACCGTCAGGGTGTAATTGGCAGCCGCAGTGAAGGTCGGTTGCTGGGACGCTTTCAAAGTCAGCCGCCCCAACCCACTCTGCCCCGGATTGGGGCTCCCCACCATGTCCGGGTAAAGTCCGTTGCCGGGCAGAAAATCAAACAAGGTCCACGGCTCGAACCCGCCGATCAAATCCACCAAGCCCGTGACCTCCCAATTGGCAAAACCAGTGTAGTTCAACCGCGGCATGAAGATAGACGCACACGGCCGGGTCGTTTCCCCACACCCGCAGAAATACCGCTTCAACTGCGCGAACGCCTCATCCGCTCCGTTCTCCACCCCGCCCTCCGCGTAACCGTTCACGAAAAAGCCGTTGATGGTCAGGTCCCGCAGCAAATGGAATCCCGGCCCGCTGGCCCGCGTCCCCAGCACAGCCAGGCTCATGGTGTTGGGCACCGCCGTTCTCAGTTCCGCCGGCACACTGTTGCTTCCGAACAAGCCGCTGTCGTTGCCGTCCGTAATCAGCGCCACCACCGAGTAATCGTTTCCCGCCGCCTCCAGCATCTCCACCGCCGCCCGCACCCCGCTCAACAGGGACGTGCCGTTCTCACTTTGAGCCACGCCATTTACCGCCGTCTCGAAGGCGGCCAAATCCGTGGTCAGTCCCAGTTCCTCCGTGGCGGTGGCATGGAACGAGACCAATCCAATGGTGTCCTTGGTCAAGTCCAGGCTGTTGGCCAGCAGCTTGGCCGCGGCCTTGCCGTAAGCCAGCTTGCTCGAAAACCCGCCCCCAAAACCCTGGCTCATGGATTTGCTCTTATCCAGCACCACCACCACCCCCACGTGTTTGCCCTGGCACCCGGCCCCTTCGCCCCCGGCGGCCAACACCGTCAACTGCGCGGAAGCCGTCAAATTCTGCCAAACCGCTGAAATCTGCACGGTGCCCGCGGTGACGCCGGTGGCCTTGCCACTGCGCCCGCCGATCACCGCCACCGTTTGATCCGAGAGCGTCCAGACCACTCCGCTGTCATCGTCCAGGGCCTGCTCGATGCCCCCTTGGGTCACGAAGGCTTGAAAATCTACATCCTCATTCACTAACACCGTGGCCAGGCTGGGCTGAATCCGCAGCCGCGGGTAGTTCCGGCACAGCGCCGGGTGGGCCGCGGCAAAGGCCGGGTCGGAGCATTGCTCTATCTCCCCCGTGTTCGGCTGGCTCGCCAAGTCACAAGTGCTGCTGGGATCATCGGCTGACAGCCGGCAAGACGCTACCCGTTCGATGGGAAATTTCATTTCGTCAGCGTCACCGTCTCGATGACATTTCCGTCTGTGTTCGTCGGTTCAATCAGCAGTTGCTGGCAGGAAGCCGTAATCTTCAGGGCGCCGTGCTCGGAGGCGTAACGGTATTGGCTGTAAGGCGAGACTGTGCCGAAACTGGTCAGGGCCGCCCCGCCCAAGCCGCAGACCAGATAAGTCAGCCCATTGACCACCAGCCGCTCATACACGTGGGCGTGCCCGCTCAGCACCAGGTCCAGGCCCAGTTTCTTGAAATCCCATTGCAGGGCCGCCACCGCCGCTCCGTCCACCGAGCTATACGGCGGGTGATGGAAGAGCGCGATCTTCCACGGCGCCGAACTCAGGGCCGCCATGGCTTCCAGCCATTTGGCTTGAGCACTGGTGCTGCTGCGCCCGGCCGGCTCGCTGCTGTTGCTGTTCAGGATGAACAACTCCACAAACCCGCGCCGCACCTGGTAATAGCGCTCGTTGCCTGGCAGCGTGAAAAACGCCTGGTAATCCGCCAGGCTGGCGTCGTTCAAATCGTGATTGCCCAGCGCCGGGAAAAAACGGGTGCTGGCCAGATGGCCGGTGATGTAGGCCCCGTAAAGCGGCTTGACCAACTCCACGTAATCGCCCTCCCCGGCGTCCTCCTGGATGTTGTCGCCAGTGGTGGCAATGAACTGCGGGCTCCAGCCCGCCACCAAAGCCGCCACTTCCTCCGGGTCTTCCGGCAGGTCGGTCCCAAAATCGCTGACCACCGCAAACACTTGGCTGCTGTCGCTCGCCTCGCTGCCGGCCGTCGGGTCGTCGCACGGATACACCTCCGTGCAACTGGTGCAGGCCAAACGGCGCCGGGAAGGAAACACCATCTCGGGTGTGTCCGGCACGCTTTCCAAGTTCTCGTCGATGATCAGGTTGGCCCGCGCTTCCAGCCACGCCGCCTCAGCCGCCTCCAGTTGCCGCAGGTCGGTGTTGGCATACTCCGGCCAGCGCTTCAGATACTCCCACCACCCATAATTGCACACGGCCCGGAACAGCTCGGGATCGTCGTCCACCTCGTCGCTCTCCAGCCAGGACCGCTTGTACCCCTCCCAGTCCACCCCGATCCGTTCGGTGCTCTGAATCCAAGGCCCCAAATACAGCCGGCCTTGGTAAAGGGTGAAAAAACCGAAACGCGCCCGCCCGGCGTCTTTGTCGCGCTCGGCGCTGGCCGAGGCGACGCCGATGGGCAAATCTGCCTCGCGATTGGGCCGGGCGTAGCGCTCCACAAACTCGCCGGACCATTCCTGCAGCGCCGGCAAGCGGTCGGTGTAATGGTAGTGGGCTTCGCAGCAGTCGTCTGCCAGGGTCACCACGCGCGTGATCCGGCCGCGCGGGGCTGAGGCCACGGTCAGGCCGCTGCTGCACTCGAAGAGCGTCGCGCAAAAGGGGATAATGTCCCGGTGGTGTTGCTGCAAGCGCCTGACCACCCGTTGCAGCTCGAACAACCCGTCCACCACCCGCTTCTGCAGGGGGCCGGGACTCGTCAAATCCGCAGCATACCACAGTTCGTCCGGCACGCCTTCCGGCCAGAGGTCGGCCCGCAGGGCGTCCTTGAACGCGGCAAAGGTCATGGGAGGTTACTGGGACGGCGCGGGCGATTCGGCCCGTTCCTTGCTCAATGTTCCCGCCCGCGGTTGGTAGCGCTGGCGCGCGGGCTGGGGGTTATCGGGCGCGGCCGGTGCCGCCGCAGGCTGGGCAGGGCTTTCCCGCGCCGCAACCGGTTTTGCAGTAGCCATCACCGCCGCAGGCCGGGCACGGCCCTCCAACGCGTCCAGAAACGGGTTCTGATCGGGTCGCACGGCGCGCAGCTTGGGCGGCGTGGCGGGCGCGGTCAAAGTCAGCAAGCTGATGGCTTTTTTTTTGGCGTCGAACTGCTCGGCGCTCAAAGCCACAATCCCGCCCACCCGTTGTCGGGCCAGCTTCTCCAGTTCCGCCACCTTCTCCGGCTGCTGGCTTTCGTCCAAGGCGATCAGCCCGGACCCCGCCGAGCGGGCTGCGTATTCAGGCGGGCTGCCATCGGCAAAGTAAAACGCCAGGTTCGGCAGTTGCTTCTCGAAATATCTCATGGCCTCTGGGTGCTTGGGGTTAGCGGTACGCTCCCGTCACATACCGGATGCGGTTGGTATAGAGCGCATCGGCATACAGCGGGGCCGCTGTCCCGGTCGTCACCGAGAGGACCAAAGGCAGGTTCGGCTGCGGGGAACTGAGCAAATAGCCACTGGCGGGCGCGAAAGTATTCAAGGCCGTGCTGAGCGGGATTTGACCCACCAAACCCAGCTTCCAAGCGCCACTGTTCTGGCCAGGCTTGACTTGTTGCATCGTGCCCGAACCGCTGCTGGCGTTGGTCAGCACTGTATTGGCCTTGAGCTTCAGCCAGCGGTAGCTGGTGCCGCCCGGAGGTCCGTTGGTATGCCACACATCCGCCACGGCCCAATGATAGGTATCCAGCCATCCATCGTAGATCAGCACCTGATCCCCGGACACGCAGAAGTTGGAACTGCCGAAGATCAGGTTGGTCACACTGGCCGGTCCAGCCAGATTGGTGTTCAGCAGGCTGATGCTGGCCGGCGGCCCGCTGGTGTACAGGTTCAGCACGCCGGTCCCATCGTTGGTGTAACAGGTCAGAGCCGCATAGGTCACCCCCGCCCGTTTTCTGTAGGTGGTGGTGCTGATCAATGGATCACTGGCTATCGGCGATCCTGGCACCACGCAAATGTTGGTCTTCACGCACCCGTGCTGCACCCCATACACCGAGAAGGTATCCGCCGGGTTCACTTCTCGGGCCGCGCCCCCAGCCAAAGTCAAGGCCCCTGCCAGGGTCGCCAGAGTCAGAGAGATTTGTTTCATGGTTCGTTCCATTGTTCTGTTTGCGATTTGCTATCTGCTATTGCTTACGGGATCAGCGAGCACGCCTGCACGTAATCTTCCGTGCCCTTGGAGATCGCTTCCGGCACTGCCGAACTCACGCCTTGGAAGATGATGCCCGCCATCGGCGCCGTGCTCAGCGCCGTGAAGCACATGTTCATCAGGTCGATGTAGGTCTTCCGCCCGTAAATCTGGCACTGATAGAACGGGTTCACCTTGGCCAGTTCCTCAATGTCGCCCACCGTGCGCGTCTTGCGCACCGTGTTGATGATGCCCATCCGGTTGTATTTCCAGGGCAACATCCACAACTGCCGCCCGGCGTTCTCGTTGCCGCTGGTCTTCATGCGCGAGATCAGGTCATCAAAGAACGGGTGGAACACCAGCCGCAGCGTCACCCCGGCCGGGTAGCGCAGCGGATACTCCACGTACCGCAGGTTCAGGTTGCTGAGCAGCGGTTTGCTGGCGTCCGCGTTAAAGCGCAGTTGGTCGCTATACACGTCCTTGTAGTGCAACATCATGGCCTTGTCGAAGGCCGGATGATACTCGCTGGTGCACATGATCTCCACCGTGTCCGCGTTGGGCATCCCAATCTGCTTGCGATACCGCACCAGCCCATAGAGCAGGTCGATCAAGGCCGGAATGTTCAGGGCCCGGCCTTGGAGATCGATGACTCTCCCCCTGGCCTTGTGTTGCCAATAAAATCCTACGGCATCGGCCTTCCGGGTCACGACTTCGGTGGCGCCCGCCGTGCCCACGTACGCGTCGGTCGCGGAAGTGGGGTTGAGGGTCGCCGGATAATAGAAAGTGGCCGTGGGCAGGTTCCGGTAACTGTACAGGGTTTGTTCCCTGCTGCTGGGATAGCCGAACATCAGTTGGTTGGCAACCCGCCGCTTGAAATCGTCCGCCGCCTGGCGCCGCCCCTGGGCCTCCGGCAGATTGTAGAAGCTGTCGTAGAGCACGTTCTTCCGGGCAATCATCTCCTGCCATTTCCGGTAGGATTCCGAGACCTTGTAACTCTCCTGGCTGTGCTGGAACCAGAACGGGTCCACCTGGTTGGAAATCAACCCCGGCGGCTGATAGCACCAGCTTTCCCAAGGCGTCACGTTGTTCGTGCCCCGCACCAGATCGCCCGTCACCGGCGGCGTCAGGGTCGGGTTGGTCACGCCCCAGTCAAACAAACCGCCCGGCGCAGCGGACGAGCCAGTAGTGGGCGCGGCCGTCGGCATGGCGGGTTCCAAGACCAGTTTGTCGCCGCTGGAAACGAACAGTTTCACCTTCCACTGCGTGTGGGCCACCGTCCCGCCCTCGGTCAAGGTGGTGGCAAAGACAATCTCGTTCTCGTGGAACCAATCGGAGCCGCCGCTGCCATCGTCGTCCAGCGGGATGCCTTCTGAGTTGGTCACTGAGACCGTCCAGTAATCGCCCGCCGCATCCACTGCGCCGGCAGCGTTGCTGCGGTAGCCGCTGGCCAGCTTCCAGGAAATGTTGTTGATGGGCTCCTCGCGCCGGGCGTAGATGAACGGCGCAATCTCCGGCACCCCGGCCCGTTTCTCGATCCCGCCCAGCTTGCCGGACACGTCCACCGCCAGGTCCGTGAACAGGTCGAACAGGTCATACTTCTTGTAACCCATCGCGTTCACTTCCAGCTTCCAGAGAAACAGGTCCTCCAGAATCCTCAGCGTGGCCAGTTGGCTGGACCCACTGAAGATGCCGTCCAGTTCGGACGGGGTGGGCACCTCAATGTTGGTCAGGGTCATCACGCCCGACTTGTCTAAGTCCGTGCGAATGCCAGGGGTGCAAGACGCGAAGAAATTTTCAGTCGTCAGCGCTTCGGTTGGTGTGGGCATAAGATGTCAATGTCGTTGTTCGCATTAACATCACCGCCCGCCCCCGCTGCGGAGCGCGGCCGCTCAAGTTTTGTTACCTGGCTCCACCCGCGGCCCCGTCCCTATCTCCCAGATAGGCGCACCCCCCACCCTCTCCCACCCTCAGGGGTGGCTCTCACCTCCCCAAAAACCTGCGCTCAAACGCGGCCACCTGCGTGTGACTCGGCGCCGCCGCGGCCACCGCTGGGTCCAGGGCCGCCGGGCTTTTCGGCTTTTCCGTCCGCATGGTCCCCGCCCCGGCCGGCTTGCCGGTGGCTGGGTCCACTCCCCATTCCTTGGCCAGTTTAGCTCTCAGCTCGGCTTCCACAGCAGACCGGTCGGTCTGCTTTTCCCGAGTCACCCTTTCCGCGGCTTGTTTGGCCCCCTGGGTAATGCGCTGCAAGCCCAGGGGAATGGCGTTGTCCAGCGTGATCGTCCAGTGCCCTGCCCGCGCCTCGGCGGGCAGCTTCTCATACTCAGCCGGGGCCACGAACGCGCGGCCTTCCCCGTCTTCGACCCCCGGCAGCTTGGCGCTGGCTTCGGCCACGAAGTGCATCAGCTCGGAGCCGTTGATCTCTTCCACCAACCACTTGGGCGGGGTCTTCCCTTTGCCGGTATAGGCGGCTTCCTGCTCCAGCAACGCTATCGTCGCTTGCGCACCGGCGGCCCAGTTCCGCGCGCTGACTATCGCCTGGGCAATCTTTTGGCCCGTGGCGCCGCTCTGGGCAAACTCCTCCAGTTTTTCTTCGTCCAAGCCGTTCCGGTCGGCCAAGCCGGCCTCCGGCGCCAGTGCTTTGGCCGCTTGGCGAGCGGCCGCCGCTCCGGCCCGTTCCGCCACACGGTCGAGCCGCAGCGACAACACTTGCTTTTCCAGGGCTTCACGCCCCTCTTCGGCCGCGGCCAGCCGCGCTTTCCAAGGCCGTTCCCGGCGCAACCCTTCCGCGCGGGCCAGGTCCCGTTCGGTCACACCAAACCCGAGCCCCTCCCACAGCTTTCTGGCCTCCGCGCCGTCCGGGTCCAACTCTTTTTCAGCAATGGCGGCCAACACCCTTTTCACCTTGTCGGCCGCGCCTTGGGGATACACCTTCTCCTCTTCCAGCACGTGAATGAGGGCGATCGTCTCGCGCTCTTCCGCCTCGAATTCCACCTCCAGGGACTTGGCCTGCGCTTCGGCCAGGGCGCGGGCTGTTTCCTGGCCGATCCGCTTGGCCGCTTCCTCATCCAAAGTCGCCACGGCGGGCGCGGCCGGGGGGGGCGCCTCCTGATGCTTGCGCGGCACCTTGTAGGTCACCACCTTTTTCGGCTCACCCTGGGGCGGTGCGCCACTCTCTGGGGCGGCGCTCGCAGTGGCAGCCTCCTTCGAGGCTGAATCAGAGGGCGAGCCGGCTCCAGCATCCGGAACCGGGGCCGCGGGCGGCGCCGCCTCGGGCGCGGCGGCCTCGGTTGGGACCGCTTCGGCCTGTTCGCCCAAATAACGGCGGGCGAACGCTCCTGCTTTCTGCTCGGCTGGGTTGCCCTCAGTTTCAGTACTCATGCGGGATTGGGTTGATGTGTAATATGCACCTGCTTAAACTCGTAACTCCGGCGGCAAACCATCAGCATCCGCACGACTTTCTGCCAGTCGCTGGCCCGGGCCAAATGCGGCCCTGCCTCGGCGGCCATGTTGGGAAACTCCTGGGCCTCCAGCATCGCGGTTTTCGCCTGCTCCAGCTCCACGTCGATCTCGGCTTGCACGCTGCGCAAAAACTCCTCGCACAGCGGGCTGGCCAACCATTGGCGCAACGCTTGTTGCTCGGGCTCGAGCAACGGCACCAGCTCGGCGGTAATCATAGGCTGGGAACACCCGGGCCCGTCGCCTGGCTGGCCTGATCAGCCAGCAGCCCTTGCAGTTGCTGGTGTTGCTGCGCTAGCCCCGCCAGCGCTTGCTGGAGCTCTCCCACCCCGGCCGCCACTTGGGCGTCTTGATCCCGGTTTTGCGCCAGCGCCTGGGCCAATTGGCTCAGTTGCGTCTGTTGCTGCTGGATGGCCGCCAGCACCGGCTCCAGTCCCTGGCCCACCTCTTGCACCGCTTTCTGCACCGCTCCCTGCTGGATGGCTTCCCCGGCCTGGACCATTTGCTGCGCCAACACTGCCTGCATTTGTTCGGGGCTGGGCAGTTGGGAAGGCTGCAAACCCAGTTGCGCTTCCACTTGCCGCTTCACGTCCTCGGGCAGGTCCGCGTACTTCACCGTCTCAGTCACTTTCACCGCCGGCGCCGGCGGCCCCTCGTCCTGTCTTTCGGGCAGGTTGAATTTGAAGTCCGGGGGCACTCCGGCCATCTGCGCGGCCCGGTTCAACAGGCCGATCACTTCCCGCCGGCCCCCCGCCGACCCGTCCATCAAGAACGGGGCCACGGCTTGAATGGCCTGGAACATGACCAGGGCCACCTGCGGGTTGTTGATCCGGTTCTGCAACGAGCGGCTCGACACAAAATCGTCGATGTCCAACAACCGCTTGTTGCCCCGCACCTCGGTCTTGCGGTTCGAGTCGGTATCTTTCACCTCAAACCCCAGCGCTCGCAGGGTCTGCAAGCTCGCCTCGGTGGCATCGGTCACGTGGGCGGTGAACTCGTCGTCGCTAAACGCGAGCGCAAACCGATGAAACTGCCGCTTCATCGCGTCCAAAAAATCATCCGCCCAGCTCCCGGTGTAATTCAGGCGGGAGCCGGCGTTTTCCGCCACCCGCAGCGTTTCCTGAGCTGTGGTGACCCGCGGCGCGTTCACCCCAAACTCGTTGGCGCTCATCCCCGTCATGCGCTCCATCAAGCTGAGATACGTGTTCAGGCAGGCAATCAACTGCGTCGTGTCCTGATACCCGAAATTCAGCGGCACGAATATCTTGGTCGGGTCGATCCCCTGCCCCTTAAACCGGCGGCTGTCGTAGGGCAGGTAGCAGATATGGGCGAACTCGTGGCTTTCCGCCTTGGTTTTTTTCAGCGTGTCCAGGGTCACGCCGCTGGCCGTGTCGTACCAGACGATCTTGATCAGGTTCTGCGTGACCGTCAGCCGATGCTGGCTGACCAGGTTGTTGATGAAATCCTGGTGCGTCAGTGCTTCCAGCACCAAGCTCGGGTCGCGCGTCTTGCTCTCGTCCACGTCCCAGCCCAGGAACAGCGCCGGGCAGGCCGGCAGCGGTTCTGAAAACACCACCGTGTCATCGTTCGCCATCACAAACCGGAACCACAGTTCGCCCCGGTAATCGCCCAGGCCCCACTGCGCCGGCACCAACTTGGCCACCTTGTTCGTCAGAAACAGCGCCGCGTCATGCTCGTTGTTGTCATACAGGTGGGCCGCTTTTTCCCGGTCGTTCTGGTAGCTCCGCCACGTGTCCGTGTCGCACGGCAGCGTCGCTTGGCAGGGATAAATCTCTTTGAAATAGTTGTTGGAAATCAGCGGGTCGAACCACGCTGACCCGAAGCTGATCTGGTCGCGGTTCCAGTAATCGGGGTTGTTGATCACCTCCCCGGCCCGCACCAGCCGCCAGTAGAGCGCCCAGGTGCAGCCGGTGTCCGTGTTCAGGGTGTAGAGCGGATGCGCCAGGTCCCAGCCCAGCCGATAGATCGGCGGGGTGTTGTAACGCAGCCCTTCTTTCAGGGTCACAGGCTTGCCGGCGGCGTCGTATTCGGTCACCACGTGCCACGCCTCCTGCACAAACGCCAGCACCCGCGCGTACTTGCCGGCCTGCAACTGCGCCTGCCGGTAAGTCTCTTTGATGGCAAACTGTTCCACCCACCGCTCCGCCAAATTCGTCAACAGCTCACATTTCAGGCGGTTGGCCTCAGTCGAGACCACCGGCTCATACGGCAGCCACGGCACCACATCGCGATCCGTGTACAGGCGGGACACCCGCGACTTGAGGATCGACGCCGCCAACGGCAGCTTCACCTTCCAGAACGTGCGCTGCTTTAAGGCGCGCACCGTCTGGTTGCCCTCCGTCACGTAATCGAACGCTTCCTGCTCGGAGATGTTCCACTGCTTCAGGCTGTCCACCAACTCGCTTTCCTTCCACAGCCGCCCGTTGAGCAGCTTGTCCAGCAGCGTGGGCGTGGTCGAATTCAGGGCCGTGTCCACGGCCAAATCCACCGCCGTCCAGGTGGCCGCATCAGCCAGGTTGCGGCGCCGCGTTTCCTCCAGGCGCGTGCGGATCAAATGCAGCAACGCCTTGATCCGCTTCGAGGGTGTCTTGGTCTCGAACAGCGGCCGCAGGGTCTCGGGGCTGATCCCGATCCGCTTGTAAAACTCGTTCGGCCGGGGCGCTTCTTCGGCCGGGGGCGGCGGCTGGGGAGAATCCGTTTCGTCCATACTGGGTTTCTTACGGGCAGTCATCGCTGAGCGTTCGCGTTCGCGTTCGCGAGAAAATCGCCATGCCCAATAGGACAGACCACACCGCCAGCATCTACCTCATGCCTTTCTCTGCCTTGGGCTGGCCCTCAGCCACGTCGTCGCTCGCTTTCAGCCCGCACACGCTGAACTCAAGGCTCGCCTCGTATTCGTTCTCGCTCGTCCCGGACACCTCCAGGTCGCACAGCGCCATCATCCGGTCCCCGCGCTTCATCGGCCCCAGCTCCTTCTCCATCGCCTCCTTCACGCCGCCATGCACCGAAAACTTCGGGTAACTGACCCTCGGCCTTTCGGGCTCAGGCGCTGGGCCGGCGCCGGGGCCGGAAGCCAGGTCGTCGTCGTGACGCGTCCCCAAGTCCATCATTTCATGGTGCCGCTCTGAGTTGCGCATAAACAAGTTCTTGCGTATTGTTTAGCAGAATGGTAAGCAAGATGATCAAGTTAGTCAAGATTAGAAATGCCTTTCAGAACTGACGGCTCGCACTACCTCGACGTATTTGAAAAGCAGGCCCGCCTCATCAATTCCCGCAAACGTTTCCGCCTCTTCTCCGGGCCGAGAAAATGCGGAAAAACCATCGGGTGCGCCCATGCCGTCCTCAAACACTGCCGCGACATCGGCCCGGCCTCCTTTTCCATCCTGGGGGCCACCAACACCTTCAATGCCGACGGTGGCGCTTGGGAAGACCTGACCCGCGACGGCGGCGTCATTGACCAATGGGCCGCCGATGGCTTGGTCGAGTGGGTGGAGGACCACAAAAAGCGCGTCCGCCAGAAAGGGCTCACCAAAAAGCTATACTGCGAAATTCTCGGCCCGGCTGGCAAAGCCTACATCCAACTCGATTCTTTGGCCGTGGAAGACGAGGTGGAACAGCGCTTCAAAGGCCGCCGTTACACCGGCCTCTGGGTCACGCAAATGGACGAAGTGCTGACCCGCCGCAAGTCCTTCGACATCCTCCGCCAATGCCTGCGGGCCCCGCCGGGCGTCCCGATCCAGCCAGACCAATACATGTTCCTGGCGGACGTCAACCCCCCTCCCGAAGGCAAAGATTCCTGGTTCTACCAGCTCTTCTTCGAGGAACCGCACCAGCCCATCCCCGATCATATCACGGGCCAGGCCCGGCAAGCGCTGCAGGAGTTCTACCGCCAAATCGAAGTCATCACCGTCAACATCGACGACAACACCTTCCTGTCCCCTGAAGACCGCCGCGACGTGTACTCCTCCTATTACAGCGACCCAGTGCTCCTGGCTCGCTACTACTACGGCCTTTACGTCAAGGCCAGCGGCGCCGGTTACTTTGCCGACGTCTGGCGCCCCGCCGCCCATGTCTTCGGCCGCATCGGCAACATCCCCGACGACGCGCATCCCGGTCGCTTTCAGGACGACGAATACCTGTTGCTCGAACCCGGCTGTGTCGAGCTAAACACGGCCTGGGACTACGGCGGGCGCAACCCGGCCGTGCTCTTCATCGAGCCGGTCGATATTTCGGCGGCGGCGGCCAACGAACCCATTTACCTGTTCAAAGTCCACGACGAGTTGGTCCTCCTGAAGGAAAATATTTCCCTGAAGGACTTCACCGAAATGGTGCTCGAGAAAATGGACGCCCTGGCCGCACGCGCCGGGACACGGCTCTTGTGGCACCACTACTCGGACACCTCCTCCTTCTCGCCGCGCGAAGGCTTGGAAGCTTTCGAAGCCCGCTCCATCTACCGCTACAGTGAGGGCCGCATCGAACTGGAGGCCGCCCCCAAGGGCAAGGTTATGCCCGGCCTGAAGCTCCTCCGCCGGCTGATGCACGAGGACCGCATTATCGTGGATGTCCGCTGTGAACTGCTGCGGGAATGCCTCTCCAACATCGCCCTCAATCGGCAGGGCCGCCTGGCCGCTGCGGACCCGCTCAAGCACCGCCTGGACGCTTTGCGCTACTGCATTGCCGCCAAAAGCTGGGCGGAGCTGGAAGAAGCCTTGCTGGTCCGCTTGCCGCAATCGGGCGGCATCGTCACGGTGCCGCTGTGACCGAGGGGGCCTCTGTCCCGGTGCACTCAGTGGGCGGGGCGCTCTTTTCCGCTTCCGCTTTTTCCGCTTCCGCCCGCTGGTGCCGGTACTCCCACAGCAACACCCGCCCGCCGCCCCAACCCCCGCGGCGCGGTGCAAAAATCCCGTCCACCACCTTGGGATCGTTGCCCACCGCCGTAAAATGCCCGCGCAGCTTCTCGATCGACAGCTTGAGGTAAAACTGCCGCGCTTTTATCAACTGCGTCTGGCTCACCCCCCACTCCTTCATCAGTTGCGCATACGTTTTGCGCCAGTCCATGTACAAATAGGGTTTGCACGTGTCCAGAAACGCGGGCCGCCGGCCAGCCTTGATCTGGTGGCTGCGCGCCCGCCCGTCGGCCAAACGCAGCCCGGCCTTTTTGGCCGCGTGGCGCACGCTCGCCAGGCACATGTTGAAGCGCCGGGCCAAACCCATCGGCGTGTGCGGGTGGCGGCCCGTCTCCTTTTCCGCCAGGCAAAAAGCCAGCATTTCCCGCCGCGCCTCCTGAAAATTCCGGCGCCGCGGCAGATCCAAACCGTGATACCGGCCCCAAGTCGCCAGGTGCCACGGGTCGTAGAGCAGTTGCGGCGCCTGATCCAGCATCCAGTAGAGCCATAACACCCGCGTTTCCAGCAGGGTGGCGGCGGCGCCTTTCCGAATCTCGCCCAAGCGCCGGGGCGGAATGCCCGTCATCACCGACAGCATGCCCAGGCTCCATTGTTTCACCTGCTGCGCCCACATCACCAGTTCCCGCACCTGTTCCGCGGTGGGCTGCTGGGCCCGAGAATAGACCGCCGCCTGCCGCCAGTTTTTCCGCACCCCGCTCACCGGCCGGTCAAGCATGGCCATCATCAATCTCGTGTTCACGCGGCTTTGCCCGCGCGCCACCAGCCGCTTGTGCGACATCTGGGGCGGCACCAGCACCGGCCACGATTGACTTTCTGCGCCATTTTCCATAAGGTTTCTAATCATGCGTAACTTGATCAGGTTAGTCAACATTCGGAACGCTTGAAGGGCTGCCTTCAGTTCTTCGCCGCCGTTTCCCTGGCCGCTCTGCACGCCTGTGTCACCGGCCGCTGCGCCCGCTCTGGGCGCGCCTTTCTGGCCGCTTACGCCCGCTCCCGGGCCAGCCTCGATCCTCAATTGACGGCCGCCCGGCTCCAGTCCTGTCGGGTTTGCCCCATTTTCTTTCGCCCACTGGCCACCTGCGGCACCCCGTTGCGGCGCGGCCTGCGCTCGCTCGGCTGCCACTGCCACATGCCCACCAAAGCCGCCGGCCCGGCCAACTGCTGGGCCTACGACGAAACCGCCGGAACCAACCACATCGGCTGGCCCGCGGCTCTGAACTCTTTCCCCCCCGCCGCCCATGTCTAACCATTTCACCCATATCGACGCCGCCCACGCCGCCAAGGCCGAGCTGGTCACCTGGGATGATGCAGAAGTCCTCAAAGCGGCCAAGGCCGCCGGCGTGACCCTGGACCTGGAAAAGTTCAAGGGCAAAAGCCTGCTCGGCTCCTTTGTCACCCGTAACTTCCGCGGCTTTATCGCCACCGAAACCCTGGACGCCCATGATCGCATCGCCTGGCTGCTGCGCGATCTTTCCCAGCGTCTGGCCAGAGCGGGAGAACAGCCCGCTGACTACCTGGCTTGGGCCGCAGCCCTCAACGAAGCCATCCGCTCCCACGTCGCTTTAGCCGAGCTGGAACTTAAGCTGGCCGAGATTCAAGGCCACTCCAAAAACCCCAAAGGCACCCCGCGCTCCAATCTCCCAGATATTCATGCGGACGTCGCCTACGTCCAACAGAACATTCACCCCCTCCCACCCGCCCCGCTGGCCTCTGAGAATACCCTTAAAGAGGCAAACACTTTGAACCATGAATCCTAGCGACCCCAGTTTCCCGGACCTCTCCGGCCTGAACCATCCCCGCCAGTTTACCCGCGTGCTGGCCAGCGCCGGCACCACCGGCCTGACGGCCTATGCCTGCCTGCTCAACTGGGTTTACAACAACGACTACGCCACCCTGCTGAACTTTGCCGATTACTCCGGCAGCGTCCCGGACTTGGTAGCCGGAGATCGCCTCACCATCTCTATCACCGACGGCCTGGCCCCGGTGGCAGATTTTGAAGCCGTCATCCTGGCCGTGGAAAGCGATTATTTGACGATTGCCCCGAAAGGCACCATTGCCCTGCTCGCGGCGTCTGACAACTTTTCGGCCGACGAGACCAGCGAAATTCTCACCATTACGGATGGCACCATTCCATCCAACTGGGTCACAGGCCAAGCCTGCACGGTGGCCGCAGATGGGGGCAGCCTGCCCACCGGCCTGGCCGAAGACACCACCTACTACCTCATCATCGAGTCCACTACCGAACTCAAATTGGCCTCCAGTTTCGCCAATGCCATTGCGGGCACCGCCATTGATCTCATCACCGCCGGGGTTGGCGACACCATTGTTACCCTGGAAAACTACACCCGCAACGCCACCGTCACCGCCCATCTCCAGTTCCGCGAAGCCGCTTTCTACGGCCTGAAAGCCGCCCAAACGGACAACGTCGCCGATGCCTACGTCGGGCCAACGGCGGGCTCGAACGCGCAGCCCATCAAAGTGCTGGCCGGCGCCGGCCCTTATACCGTGGGCATCTCGGAAGCCCGCCGCGACAACCTGGCCAACTGGTATCTCGAAACCGGCAACAACGCCGACGGCCTTCTGGTGCACCTCTACAACTAGCATGAAACCAACCTCTCCCGCTTTCCGGCGTGCCTCGTGGGCTGTCCTGGCCTTGCTGCTCCTCCTCGGGGCCGCCAGCGCTCCGCCCTTGCTCCGGCAACTGCAAGACGTGCGCCTCGCCAGCCCGGCCGACGGCCAGGCCTTGATCTATCACGCCGCGTCCGGCCGCTGGACGAACGCCATCACCACCCTCACCGGCACCAACTTTGCCGGACTCTTCGTCACCAATACCGCCACCGCCGGCACCCTCATCGCCACCAATGAAATCCGGGCGCTCTCCGCCCTCAACCCCACCCACTACCTGCGCCTCCGCTACGACGACAACAATGGCGTCGGCTTGATTGATGTTTCCAACGACACCAGTGTGGAGGGCGTGTTTATACCGCAGCTCTGGGTCACGGATGAACTCCGCATTCTCAATAGTCCCCTCAACAAAAGCTCGATCAAAGCCACCTTGGGCGACAAAACCCTGTTCGAGGTCTCCAGCAACGCCACCACGCACGCTTTTACCGCAGCCGTCGGCGGCCAGAGCGCGCCCCCCACCTTGACCGGCACACTCGATCTCACCCTCGGGGACATCGTTCAGGACAACACCGGCACCAACAACCTGTCGGTGTTCACCAACGCCAGCTACGTCTGGATTTCCGGCTCCAGCTTTGCCACCAACAACGGCCTCAAGGAAGTCGTGCTGGCCACCACCGCTGAACTCTACCTCGGCGGCGGTCAGGTCCTGGCCGAAGAGTCAGGCGTGCTGCTCACCATCACCGCCGCCCAAGGCCTGATCGTCAAGCCCGGCAATGACATCTATGATGTCAACGGCCGCCTGCTGACCGGCCCCAACTCCGTCGTGCGCCAAACCAACGCCGCCACGCTGACCCATAAGGTTCTGGACCGCCCCACCATCACCAACTACATCGAGTTCCAGTCATCCGACCCGGACCAGGGCAGCCAGACCAATCGCATCGAGGCGATCTACGACGGGGAATACGGCCCCGGCCTGCGGTTTTACCTCGGGCAAACCAATTACGTGCTCTGGGAGGAACCCGTCTCCGACGCCAACCGCTTGGTGACGCTGGCGGAAATCACGCTGACGAACGCCGAGGCGCTGAACGTGCCGCTCCAGCAGAACCGCACGCTGAAATCGCTGAGCGCGGGCAGCGGCATAACGCTGGACGATTCGAGCACCAACGTGGTCATCGCCGCCAACACAGCCGAGTTTCAGCCGGCCAGCGCCACCCTCACCAACCTGGCCGGAACGGGGGCCATCACCAACGCGCCCTGGACGAACTCGTATCAATTGGGGGCCACCTGGCTGACGAACCTGGCGGGGACGGGGGCCATTACCAACGCGGCTTCCTTTCAGCCGGCGCATGCTGCGCTCACGAATCTGGCGGATGCGGCCTCGGTGGCCGTCGCCACCGGGACGTTCGGCAACGAAGCCGGCTACACTGCGACCGGGTCTAACGGCGTCTCGATAGTGCAACCTTCGGGCACCGACAACCGGATCACGTTCGACAATGATGGCACCGGCCAATGGAGCCTGGGCTTGCGCGCCGACGATGGGCATTTTGTCGTCAACACGGGCGGCACCCTGGTCGGATCCAATCTCGTTATAAACCGCACCACGGGCGATGCCACCTTCGGTTACAACGTCGGCATCGGAACTAATGCGCCATCCGAGACTCTCCACGTCCACGGCGACGCAATGGTCAACGCCGGTAACCTGGGAGTAAACATGACTCCCGTGGAAGAGCTGGACGTGTTGGGCGGCGTCAGGTTTCAGGGAGCAACCTCCACGGATACGTTCCGTGTGCTGAGCAGTGCAGGCAATCCCGTCATCGTCGCCACCAACGGCAACGTCGGCATCGGGACGACAGCGCCGGGGGCGTTGTTAGATATTTACAAAACTACCGATGACGGCGCTACTACTACTTCTCAAAAATGGTCATTAAACAGTTTATATGATTTGACCCTAACCCAAAACCGTCCAGCTGGCGATCACATACAATATGACTTTTCACAAAACATAAATGGGGTAAGGTATAATGTGTTGACTTTTAAACAAGGCAACGTCGGCATCGGGACGACGGCCCCCCTGGCCCCGCTGTCGGTCAGCAACAGCGCTGCGACCCTGTTCCAATTGAGTTCGCCCGGCGTGCCCGCGGCGCTGACCATCAGCAGCAATGGTTTGCTCAGCGCGCAGGCCCTCACTCTTTCCGGCAGCAACACTACCATTCGCGGGGTGTCCTACCATTGGCCCAGCGGCCAGGGTGGGGCCGCCTCTATTTTAACCAACGACGGCAGCGGCAACCTGGGCTGGGGCACAGATGCTACCGAAACAGGCGGCGCCTTTCAGCCGGCCAGCGCCACCCTCACCAACCTGGCGGGAACGGGGGCGATCACCAACGCGCCCTGGACGAACTCGTATCAATTGGGGGCCACCTGGCTGACGAACCTGGCCGGAACGGGGGCCATCACCAACGCGCCCTGGACCAATTCCTATCAGCCGGCGGCGGCGAACCTGACAAACTGGGCGACCCTGTCCACAAACGCGTTTGCCAGCACGGCCTACGTGGATGGTGTAGGTAACGCGCGGGTCTCGCGACTCAGTGGCGTGGCTACCAATTTGTCGCTGTACTCATCGTCCGGTGGTAGTCCCGCCATTGCGTACGTGGGCGGAGTGACCGCGTTCGACCTCGCCTCCGACGCCAACACCCACGCCTTTACGGTGGTCGCCGGGCGCACGAACACCACGGCCGCCACGCTCTCGGGCTATCTGGAGTTCCTGGGGGATAGCATTGTGGACAATACCAGCACCAACGATCTGGTCGTGTTCACCAACGCAACCTTTGTGTGGGTGGCCGGTTCATCGCAAGCGAGTAATAACGGCTTAAAACGCGTCACGTCGATCAGCAGCGGCACCCTCGTCTTCGAGGGGGAATCGTTTGCGGGTGTGGAGGAGGAGATCACTCTGACCGCAGCGCACGGGGTCGTGATCCGGCCCGGCAACAACCTCTGGGACACCAATGGCCCCACGCTGGGTGGAGCCAACCCCATAAGTCGCATCGCCAGCGTTGAAGACCTGAGCAACAAGCGGCTGGTTGGGCCGATCATCACCAACTATGTCGATTTTCAGTCATCCGACCCGGACCAGGGCAGCCAGACCAATCGCATCGAGGCGATCTACGACGGGGAATACGGCCCCGGCCTGCGGTTTTACCTCGGGCAAACCAATTACGTGCTCTGGGAGGAACCCGTCTCCGACGCCAACCGCTTGGTGACGCTGGCGGAAATCACGCTGACGAACGCCGAGGCGCTGAACGTGCCGCTCCAGCAGAACCGCACGCTGAAATCGCTGAGCGCGGGCAGCGGCATAACGCTGGACGATTCGAGCACCAACGTGGTCATCGCCGCCAACACAGCCGAGTTTCAGCCGGCCAGCGCCACGCTGACCAATTTGGCTGGGACGGACTACCTCACATTCGATGATGCGTCCTACAATTTCTACCTGGGCTACCATGCTGGGATTAACGATGCTGGCTCGGCAAACCTCTATGTCGGCTATCGAGCCGGGAGCTCCGATGGCGCCAGCAATGGCTCACCGGCAGCCGTGTCCAATACCGGGCTGGGAAACTGGGCGTTACGGTATAACGCCACTGGTCACAATAACACCGCTGTCGGGCAAAACACATTGCTCAATAATATCAGCGGCCTGCTAAACACGGCCGTCGGGGCGGACACGATGTTTCAGAACACCAATGGCATCTATAACGTCGCGGTCGGCACTGATGCGCTCCATCTGAGTTATAGCGGCAACTGGAATGTCGCCATTGGATCCCTGGCTTTGTACGACATCACCACGGGCGCCAACAACACTGCTTTGGGTTATTGGTCGGGCAAAGGTTTGGCCCACGGCTCTGGCAACACCATTCTGGGGGCCAACACGACGGTCTCAAGCGGTGTGTCGAACAACATCATTCTAGCCGACGGCAACGGCACCATCCGATTGCGGGATGATGGAACCAACTGGACCTTCGCCGGCGGAGTGCTGGTGACTAATGGAAACGTCGGCATCGGGACGACGGCCCCCCTGGCCCCGCTGTCGGTCAGCAACAGCGCGGCTACCCTGTTCCAACTGAGTTCTCCCGGCAATAACGCTGTGGCTACTATCACCACCAACGGGAGCGCCAAATTTCAATCCGGCACCTATTACCCATCCAACACGTTCCTGCCCACGGCGGCTATGCTGGGCGCCGGCGGATTTTGGTTGGTCAATAGCAACGGGAATTTGGTCACACTCTATAGCCTCGATGGCTCAACCACAGCAATGAAAGTGTTAGCACCATGAAAAAATACCTTGTCCTGATTCTATTCGCGCCCCTGGCCTGTTTGGCTCAGATCTCTTGGCAAACCAACGTCACGGCCATCGTGAGCACCAACGGCTTTGGGTCCACCAATTACACGACCAATATCACGGCCACGTTGCCACTGACGCTGACCACTGAGTTGGTCAACTTCCAGCGGCTGCGCAGCGCCTGGGAGGCCCGCAACATCTCGCGCACCAACGCCAGCCCCCCTGTCTCGGCACAGACGTTCCGCGATTACGTCGAGAGCATCGCCGAGGCCGCGCTGGCGGGTTATGCCGAGAAATCCGAGCGCTATCTGGCCGAGGAAGTGCGACGCCGCTACCTTCAGGCGGACGCGGCCCAGCGCGCCCGCATCTATCGGCAGACGCAGTGATATGCCCTACTCCTCATCCCATTACCCATGAGTTTACTTTTTGCCTTGCTCGCCTTGACCGCGGCGGCCCCCAAGGGCCCCCTGCCGGCCCCGCGCAACACCCACTACGTGCATTGGGTCACCAACGCCACGCACAAGACAGGCGGCGGCTACAAAGCGGATCCGTTTCTGGTGTCGTCTGCGGACGAGTTGGACGCCTTGCTGCTGAAGCGGCTGCGGGAACACACGACCATTTACCTGGGCACCAACGCCGTGGGCACCACCACCTTCATCACGTATGGCGGGGGGCACCGCGAATCATGGTGGCGCCACCCCCTCGAGTGGCATTTGCCCAAAGGGGCGCGTTTGATCGGGCAGGGCATGGACCGAACCGTTTTAGCCCTCACGCCGGAAGCCCGCCCCCAACCCAATCCGGCCCCGGGCCGAATCGCCGTGGCCACGCTGACAGACCTCCCGGGCGACTCTGTCATCGTCTCGGATTTGACTGTGGACCTGGCCGTTAGTCCAGAGGCGCGCCCGGTCTCCACCTGCGCGGTGGCCGTGTCGGGCGACTACGCCGCGATTCGCCGCGTCCGCGTCATCCATGGCGGCACCCGGACCAACGCCGAAGCGTTTTTGCTGGTGGCCGGCTGCCCGATTACCCGCTCCAATGTCACCGGGCTGCGCATCGAGGATTGTGTCGTCGAACAGTGCGACCCGCGCACGGACGACCGGGCGGGCATCTGCGCTATCCTCGTGGGCGCGAGCTGGTCGTATGGCCTCATGCGCCAGGCCACCGACGCTGTCATCGCTCGCTGCCGGGTCGATGGCTCGACGTACCCGCCCACCAAAGCCTTCGCGGCCCTCGGTTGCAAAGACGCGGCCGTCGAAGACTGTGTTTCCATCAACTGCGATTTCGGGTTCTATGTGGATTCCTGGCGCACCGAGTCCGTGTCCCTGCGCCGGAATCGGTTCGTGAACGCGGCCAATGCCGTGCAGTGGGTGCTCGGAGGCTCGGCCCACTCACACCAGGCTACCCTGGGCCGCGCCGTGCTCGAGGACAACGTGTTTTTGCTGGCGCCACGCGGGCCGGGGCGCTATCCCCCGCATGGCGTTTACCTGTGGGCGCGGGAGCCCGTGCAGCACCTGGAATTCACCAGGAACTTTGTCGGGTGGTCACAGCCGCCCACCAACACTTCGGCGGCGACCGGCTTTGTATTTGAGGTGCACAACGTCGCGCACATCCAGGCCCGAGACAACTGGCTCGCGCTGGACGGCCCCTGGGGCCAGCGCATGCACTCATACGGGGCCGGCGCGGTGGACGCGTCGGGCAACCGCACCCTGCCAGGGGATCTGATTCGGTGGACCAACCAATGAGCGCCCAGCTCAATGAAGAACTGAGCCTGGCCTTTCAGGAGGCGCTGCGCGCCCATCGCGATGTGTTTTGTTCCGCGCACTCAACGGAACTGAACCGCCGCCTGGACTCTATCGACTCGGCTTTAGGCGGTATTCAGAAGGACTTGGCGGGGCTGCGCGACCAAGGCACGACCCTGTGCAAGATCAACGAAGAGAGAATCACAGGCATCCGCCGCGAGGCGGCCGTCATTGCCACCTGTCTTTCCCTGCTCTTCGGCGCCGCCGGCCTCTGGGTGAAATGGCAGGGCTCGCCGAGCGCGGCTGTCAAACCGAACTATCCGCCGGCCATTTCCCAAACACCTTAGTTTTGACATCCTCTGATGGACCTGCTCAACGATCTCATTTCGCAAGTCAGTTCGGCCTCGCCCGAACTGCTCACCATCCTGGCCGTCGTCGTCGTCGGCTACGCCTGCAAGCTCTCTACCTGGGTGCGGAACCAGTTCATCCCCGCCATCGGTTTGCTGGTGGCCACTACTACCTATCCCCTGCTGTGCCCGCCCAGCGCCATCAACCCAGAGGTCCGCTACCCGCTGGTGAGAGAGATACTGACCGGGACCGTCTTGTGGTTTATCGCTTGGTTTGCGCACGACAAAGTGCTGCGCAAATTGGAACGCTTCCTCCCGGACGAGTTATTCCCGAAACCGCCGGAAACACCAAAATGAAACTGAACCTGACACTCATCGCCTTGGCGGGCGTAACTCTGATCGGTTGCGCTCGCTTCGGCACCACGCAAACCGACCTCTCCTATGAAAACGGACAACCGCTCCGCACGATTACCACGCATGCCTCGGGGCTCTCGTTCTTCGCGAGCCGCGCGACCCTCGCGACCTGGAAAGCGAGCCAGACCGACAAGACGCAAGGCGCGTCGGTCGGCAACCTGAGCCTGGAAAGCAACGCCACCACCAACTTGACCGCGCTGGTCGAGGCGGCGGTGGGCGCCGCGGTGCGCGCGGCCAAGCCCTAGCCGTGACCGCTGCCGAGACAAAAAAGGTATTGCAAGCGCTGTACACTGCGGCTGTCGTGTGTCAGTTGGTCGATGACATGTACAGCGTAGGCAAGCAGTGGCCCAGTGTCCAAATGCAGCTGCGGGCCCTGATCCAGCAACTGCAAGCGTTGTCAAAGGGTGGCCATCACGCCCGGCGTTAACCTCCCTTCCCGTCCGCCTTCCACCGTCGCCGCGTTCAGCAGTTCGTTGCTGGGTGTCCACGCTAACCCTCGGTTGCCCTGGCCGTGGCCAGCGCTGGTTAGCGTGGCGTCAACCACGCCTTGTGGCTGGCGCCCGGCAAGCGCACCAACCGCCCGCCGCTCCAGCGGGTGCCCCGGCGGAAGGGTTGGGCCGGCTGCGGGCTGGCCTCAGCGCCGCGCTGGACCAGCTCGAACGTGAACGGTTCCAGCGCCCGCAACTCCGGCAGGCAGGCGCTGTGCAGCGCCCGGCTCTCGGCGGCGGCGCCCAGGGCATCAATCTCGTCGGGGAAATACTCCAGAGGCCGCCAATGCCCGGCCCGGCGCACCTCCAAGCGCACGGCGTTGGCGTAGCGCACCAGGCGCACGTCGGCGGTTTGCCCCAAGCCATCGTGGGGCACGGCCATCTGGCAGGCCACCAGCTTCACTTCGATAAACCGCGCCTCGCAACGCCGCCGCAAGGCCGTTAGCTCCTCAGCAATTCGTTTCGCTGACTGGTCAAACTCTTCCATTGACGTCATTTGCTGTTAAGCCGGCCCATTTGCTGTTAAATCGGCCCGCCTGTGAATAACTTGAGAATAACCCGGATGATCCTATGGCGGTGAAGGTTCCACACATTGTGCGCGCATTTCACCCCTCTCCCGACTCGCGGCGTTCCTCTCTCTCAGAACGCGGGCTGAGCCGTGGCTCTCAACTCACGCCGCTACCAACTGTTCTTCCCCTTGGGCCAAACCAAGGGGATGCTTAAAAGACGGCACTTCCAGGTTGTGCCGCCTCACCACTTCAATGCAGCGGTGGTGAATCTCAGCTACGGTTGCACTCTTTTGTTCGTAGTACAGCCCGAGGGCGGCGTTCACGATCATTTCCTGCGACACCCCCGCCAGCACGGCCACTTGCCGCAGGAATTGGTGGGCCTCCGGAGAGGTTCGCACGTTCAGTTGCACAGTCGCTTTTTTCATATCCAGCAAGGGCAGTCTTGCATAGTTGCTAGCGGGCGCAAGACATTTTTCTTGCTAGACTGGTGGTGCTAGCTAGAATGGCCCGCGTGAACGACGAGTGCCAACTAAACGTCCGCGTGCCGAGCGCCCTGCGCAAGAAAATCCAAGTGGAGGCCATCCGCACCAACAAAACCTCTGAACTCATTGTGACTGCGGCGCTTCAAGACTTCTTCAGAAGCTGGTCGCTTAGCGAGCGTGCCCGCTTCTACACTTCACGCCCCTATGCCCGGCGCAGCCAACGCCCAAGGCCGGCTCAGGGAAACCCCGAGAAACGAAACGGGGCGGGCCTGAACACCCCAAGCTGCCCAACCGTATGAATACCACTGAGACGCCATCCCACGGGCCGCTGAACCTGGAAAGGAAGAAATGAGCGTGATCCTGATCCTCTCTGCGCTGTGGGCCGCCAGCATCATCGCCGCCGGGCTCGCGGTTTGGAAAGCCGCTGACCGGAGGGACCGGGGGCAGGGCCCCTCTTGCCCCAAGTGCGGCCGGCCCTGGGTGCCGCACCCCGTTGAGGGCGGGCTTTTCTATTCCTATCGCCGCTGGACTTGCCGCTGCGGCACCAGCCGCATTCTGCCACTATGAATGATTCCCTCGCACCATTTGGCCACCGCCCGCGGGCGGGCAGTACTGCTTCATCCCCGGCTACCGGCCAGGCCGTGCAAAGCCACTGGCTCCCGGTGGAGTCAAGGCCGGGGGGGTGGCCATCCCCTTATTTCCTTCCCGCGCCAAGCCGGTGCCGGTTCGGATGCCGGGCCGGAAAGGCAGGTGCGATAAAATGGCCTTGGGCCGCACCGGCTTCGGGCGCACTCCATCCCTATCCAAAACCATCCCTATGAAACAACCCATTCCCAACGACGACCCAGCGGCTCGGCCGCCCTTGATCGACAACGGCTTCACCCGCCTGCTCAGCGAGCATCGCTGCGGCCACCTGGCGCACGAGCTCTCCACCGAGCTGCGGGCCCTGCTGGCTGCCTGCGAGGAAACCGGGAAACCGGGCAGCCTCACCCTTAAGCTCTTCGTGAAACCCGCCAACAAGGGCCAGGCCCTGTTGGTGCTGATCGAGGACGAGTTGAGCCTCACGGCCCCCAAACTGCCCGTTGAACCCTCGGTCTTTTTCGTGGACCCAGACCACAACCTCTCCCGCGACCACCCGCAGCAATTGAGAATGGAGCTCCGCACCGTGGAGGTTGAGCCGGTGGCCACGGCGGTCTTGCGCCAGGCCGCCTCCCAATAAACTCGAAACCTGAACCAAACTCGAAACCTATGGAAACCACCCATGACTCCGCTCCCCCTCGACTGGAAGTGGACGTGTTACTGGCCGCTGGCCGAGCGTTAGGCAGCGAACTCATCAAACCCGGTGAGGACGGCCTGCCCGCCGTGCTGGTCCCAGCCGGGTATCAGTTGCAAAGCTTGGAAGCGCTCTTGCCCCCGCAGTGGGTCAAAGCCGCGCCGGAGTTCACCCACACGCAGAGCTTCGCCGCCTACGTCCAGCGGCACCTTCGGCCTGAAACCACCCATCTGTTTGTCCACCCGGCCGATGACTCCTCCCGGATGCTGTGCGTGTTCGATTACCACGCCGCTGCGCCGGGGCGCTGCGCGCATCGGGCCACTTTCCGGCCCAAGCCCACCAAGGACTGGCAATTGTTCCTCAGCCAAGCCAACGTCTGGCTCACCCAGGTGGAGCTGGCCCTCTTTTTGGAAGACAACGCGGCCTTGTTCGTGGATCCGCCCGGAGCGGAGTTGCTCGAACTCGTGCACACCCTGCACGGACACGCCGAGGCGCGCTTTAGTGCCGCGGTGCGCCTGCAAACCGGGGCCGTGCGCCTGCACTACGACGAAGACGTGGTCGTGCGCGGCGGCGAAAACATCAGCCAGGGCCAGATGGAGCTTCCCGCCAAACTGGTTTGCGGCGTGGCGCCTTTCGAGGGCCTGCCGCCCTACGCCCTCACTGTTCGGCTGCGCTACACCGTCCGCGAGCACAAGTTGTCCCTCCGTTACGAGCCGGTCCGGCCCGATCTGGTGGTCAAGAGCGCGATGCACGAACTGGTCAGCGAAATCCAGACAACCACGGGCTTGGCGGCTCTGCACGGCTGGCCTTCGTAAGGACTCGATTTTTATGGCTGCTCGGTTTCTTGGGCTTCCACACAACTGCCGGCTCCTCTGCCGCCATCTCTTGGCGCATGTATCATAGCCGGTCGTCCAGCCGAGCAGCCATTTTTTGATCCCATGAGCGAACCCACCACCCTGGACCTGGCGCCGATCACCCTGCAGCCCCTGGCTACACCCGTGGCCCCTTCCCCGGCGGACATCCTCAGGGCCGTGGTGGAGAAAGGGATCACCCCGGAAAACATGGCCGTGGTCGAGAGGCTCGCCGGCATGTGTCGCGAGGTCCGGGCCGAAGAATCGAAAACGGCTTTCTTTCGCGCGCACTTCAGGCTGCGCAAGACGATGCCGGCCATCTACGCCGACCGCGAGGTCCGCACCAAGTCGGGCGAGCTCGCCTTCCAATACTGTTCACCGCAGGAGATCAAGGACGCCCTGGAGCCGCATCTCCTCCAGCACGGCTTCTCCACCATCGTCGGCCAAGCGCTGGAGAACAACCAGGTCACGGTCACGCTCACCGTCATCCATGAGCTGGGCCACAGCGAGTCGCGCAGCTATACCACCCGCGTTTCGCCGGGCACCAGCTTGATGAGCCCCACCCAATGCGACGCCGCCGCCACCACGGCGGCCGAGCGCCAGTTGCTCATTCGCTTCTTTGGCCTGCGCACCCGGCTCCGGGCCGATGATGACCCGCGCCACGTCGGTGAGTTCATCTCCGCCGCCCTGGCCGAGGAACTGCACCGGCGCGTCCAGGATCTGCACGACCGGGTGGATGAAGTGCGCTTTCTCCGGTTTGCCGGCGTCCAGGTGGACGGCTTGCCCGCCCGCACCCATTACCAGCAGATCATGTCCGGCAAATACGAGGTGCTGGACGCGCAGCTCCGCAAAAAAGAACAGCAAGGCAAATGAAAATCGTCCCTTGCGAACAGAACAGCCTGGAATGGCTGCGGGCCCGGGCGGGCATCCCCACCGCCAGCGAGTTCGATCAACTGGTCACGCCCAAGGGCGAACTCCGCACCGGGGAAATGCCCCGGAGTTACCTGGCCCGCAAACTCGCCGAAGCCTGGCTGGGCGGCCCGTTGCCCGGCTACCAGTCCATCGACATGGAACTCGGCCAGATTCTCGAGGAAGAAGCCATCCCGTTTTACGAATTGGAGCGCAGCACGTCCATCACCCGGGTCGGCTTCGTCACCACCGATGACGGCCGGCTCGGTTGTTCGCCGGACGGCTTGCTCGGCGACCAGAGCGGCCTCGAGATCAAATGCCCGGCCGCCCACACCCACGTCGCCTGCCTCCTGGCCGGCCAACTGCCCGCCGCTTACGTGCTGCAAGTCCAAGGCGCCATGCTGGTCACCGGGCGCGCCGCCTGGCAGTTCCTCTCCTACCGGCGCCGTTTCCCGGCCCTGTTGCTGGAAATCGAGCGGGATGAGAAGCTGATCGCCGTCTTGCGGGCAGCGCTGGACGCATTCCTGGAGCGCTTGGACGCGGGCCTGAAACGGTTGACGGAACTGAACGGCGGTCCACCCGCCCGCTTTGCTGCCCCGCCGGCACCACCCGAACCCAACCCCATCGACCTCATGCCGTGAAAACACCCGCATGAACCCCGCCCTGCCACAACTGATTTCCGAGGAAGCGCAGCTCTGGAATGACTTTCTGCGCGTCGAAGCCGAGCATCAGCCCCCGATTGCCGTGGCGCGCCAGGCATGGTGTGAGGCATTGCTCCGCCTGCAGAAAGCCCGGCAGATCGCAGCATGGCGCCAAGAATTTGCAGCCTCACTACCGCAACCACCACCCCAACCCCAACCCCAATCCACCCCATGATTCACGCCCGTTCTGACTACCAACGCATTCAAGACCCCGGCTACACCGATGCCGCGGGCAAACAACACCTCATTCCGAAGGACGAACCAGTCTTTCTCCTCCGCGCCCAGGACCAAACCGCGGCCCCCGTGCTGCGCCACTGGATCAAGTGCAACCGCAAGCTGCTGAAAACGCAGCGCCCACACCTGAGCGCCGAGCACATCAAAGCGCGGCAGAAGGCCTTGACCCTGGCCGAAGCCCACTGCTACCGCTTCGAGGATTGGGCGCCCCAAAAACCGGCCGATTGCTGACCCGTAGGGCGCGCCGCTTGGCAGGCGATTGCACAATGGAGAAATCATCCATCATCTCAACCGGAAATGGAAGCCGACTGAATGCAGTCGCAGTGAAAACCGGACAGTCACTACCAGCGTGCAAGTGCATGGCTTCAAAACTTGTTTCGGAAGGAAAACTCCAACGCTTACAGCGAGGACTATATGGGAGACCACACTAGCATCGCGTGGTGTGACCACTCGTGGTCGCCGTGGATCGGCTGCACGAAAGTCTCACCCGGATGCCTTAACTGCTACGCCGAGGCCCGCGACAAGCGGCACCTGCTGGAAGATGTGGACCATTGGGGACCGGGCAAACCACGGTGGCGGACGCGGGACTGGCGCAAGCCGCGGCGGTGGAACAAATCCGCCGGGCAGCTCGAACGGCGGCCGCGCGTGTTCCCCAGCCTGTGCGACTGGCTGGACCCGGAGGTCCCGATTGAGTGGCTGGCGGATCTGCTCGCGGTGATCCACGACACACCGCGCCTCGACTGGCTGTTGCTGACGAAGCGCCCGGAGCTATGGCCTGCGCGCGTATATTCTGCGGTTCACGTCCGCCATCACTGGGCGGTGGACTGGTTGAACGGCACCCCGCCCCCCAACGTCTGGATCGGTGTGTCGGTTGAGGACCAGGAGCGAGCCGACGAACGCATCCCCGCATTGCTGCACATCCCGGCGCACATCCGCTGGCTATCGTGCGAGCCGTTGCTGGGGCCGATCATGTTAGACCGCAGTTGGCTGACCGGGGATAGCTGGGAGACGCCAATCGGCCGGCACATGGACTGGGTTGTGATCGGAGGGGAGAGCGGACTTCAGGCCCGGCCGTGCCATCTCGCCTGGATTCGCAGCATCCGGGACCAGTGCCGGGGCGCTCAAGTGCCGGTGTTCGTCAAACAATGCTCTGGGCAAAGACCGGGACAGCAAGGTCTGATTCCAGACGAACTATGGAATATAAAACAATTCCCAGAATCGGACCGGACCGAATTTTCACGGCGAAAGAACAGCCTATCCAAGACCGCCGCGATACTCCCGCCCGCTGAGCGGAGCGGGAGTCCATTTGAAGCACTATCAGTTCATGCATGAAACTCATCGGCATTGATCCCGGCCTGGATGGCGGCGTGGCCTTGTTGGGCGGCGGCGAAGATGGCGAGCTCGTGCACACCTGGATCACGCCCACCCTGCCGCATCCCTCCGGCAAAGGCCACCGCCGCGAATACGATGTGCCCGCCATGCGCCGGCTGCTCGGCGCGACGGTGGACCTGGCCGTCATTGAATCTGCCCAAGCCAGGCCCGGCCAGGGCGTCAGCTCCATGTTCTCGATTGGCAAAGGCTTTGGCCTCTGGCTGGGCCTGCTGGCGGGCCTGGGCATCCCTTACGACATCGTGCATCCCCGCCGCTGGAGTGGCGCCATGCTGGCAGACGTGGCCAAAGGCGACACCGAGGCCGCCGCCGCTGTGGTGGCCACCCGGCTCTTCCCCGCCTTGGACCTGCGCGCCTCGCCCCGCTGCCGCAAACTTCATTCCGGCATGGTGGACGCCCTGCTGATCGCGGAATGGAAGCGCCGGCAACTGCTGAACACGCCTCGATGAAGCGCTTCACCGCCACTGAACAATGGGACAAAGAATGGCACCGCAAACTGGATTGCCGGCTCAAATGTTTCTGGGCCTACCTCTGCGCCAAGTGCAACGCCATCGGCGTTTGGGAACCGGATTTCGAGTTGGCTAGCTTCCAGATCGGCGGGCCCGTCAGCGCCCAAGACCTGGCCCATTTCCAAGGGCGCGTCCAGAGGCTCGCCGACGGCAAATGGTGGCTCATTGGCTTCATTGAATTTCAATACGGCCAACTGTCGGAGACCTGTCCCGCCCATAAGCCGATCTTACGCTTGCTGGCCGCCCAACCCGAGGTGCGCATCCTCCTCGCCGCTAGCCTACCCCATACCCTATTTAATAGGGTATTTACTACCTCTCTTAATACCCATCCCTCAAATACCCTATGCAATAGGGTACAGGAAGAGGAAAAGGAAAAGGAAGAGGAAAATAATAAGAAAAAGAATAAGGGGGGTCCAGGGGGGGAAAGGGAATCGGCCACCGCCCGGCTCTGGGCGCTCCGCCAACGCCTGGACGCCTTGGAAAAGCTGCTCCAGCCGCATGAACACGCCCAGGCCCGCGAGCTGCCGGAGAAGAACCGCGACCAAATCCTGGCCTGGCGCCGCCAGCGCCGGGAGTTGCTGGCCCAGATCGCCCAACCCCAAAACCCATGCCCGGCTTGAAACCAACCACTTATGACAACCAGAGCGCCGAGACCAGAGCGCCGAGGTTGGGTAGAAAGAGATTCCTTGGCCTCTGGGCGCCACCAGGACGCATCGTAGGGGGCGGGCAGGTAGGAAGCAACCACCTCGGCGTTGCGACGCCGTGGCGGGCCATTTCCGCGCGATGGCGGGCCATTGGCGGCGAGACCGGTGGGGCGCCCCGGCGCGGTGGCAGCCCTGGACAAGGCCCCAGGCAATCCGTCGCACGATGGAGTGGGGCGGCGGTATGAGCAACACAGAACGCGCCAACGGCGGTTGTGTCCAGCGCCTGGTGAGGAGACGGCTCACCGCAAAAGACTGGGATGACGCCGCCGACCTTTTCGAGCAAGGTGCGGTACAAGCCGAGGAAGCATCGCCAACCACGCACACCACCGCCGCCGCTAAATATGCTGTCGAGCGGATGAACAGCCTCGCCATGTTCGCAACTCGCAAGTCCGTGGAAATGAGAACCCGTGAACGCATGGAGTCTCCTAACGAAAAAGCTGAGCCACTGCCGCCCGACGGCGACGGTGGTGCGCAGAAAGGACAATCGAAATGAAATCAAACTCGAAACGGAAAGCGGGGCGGCGGGTAGGTGCAGCGCCCTTGTTAGACCACACCATTGCGGATGCTGACATCATCGGATACGGCACAGCAGCGGTGAAAACATCCGCTGGCCTCATGCACGTCATTATCAGGTCTGGCAGTCCAACATTCAAGCGTCTCGAAAAGCTCATGCGAAGTGGGCGGTCGCTGTGGTCTAACGACCGAACTGAGCGACAGCCGCCGACCACGACTGTCGCCGACACGAAAGACCTATGAAAAATCCAAACCTCACGAAACGGAAAGGCGGGCGGCTGTTCGCCCTTGTTCGGCGTATGAAAACTAGCTATCAACACTCTGAATCGTTGCTCGCACGGTATCGAGAAGGGCTTTGGATTCTCGATCATCTCCGTCAAAAATCTCCTGACGGAGCTTGTAGTGAGCCTCGCGAGCCTCTCCACGCAATCCAACCTCATCATATGAACAAGCCAGTTTCTTCGCTCAATGACATCATCGAGATGGTCAAACTCAGCATACGTAACCTTCAGTTTGAGAAGCTCTTTTTTGAGGGCACCGAGTATCTGAAGCCTGAGACGCGCAAACTCGCGGATGAACTCATCGACCGCGCTCTTTGGTTGCTTGCGCTCTATGAGAATCATCGTCGCGAGCATGACCTCAATCCCCTGACAAATCAGGATGCACTTCCCGATGTTTGCGGTCATTGCCTTCAGTTCCGTAGGGATGTCGGTCATATCAACTCGCAACTACTGAACGTGGTGTCGCCGAATTGTTCGGCGACTTGTGGTCTGCGCTGCACCAGAGGACATACTCTGGTCCCGACTGACTATCGTTACAAGGCTGCGCTGAAAAGTGGCAGATGTCCGATGCGGATAAAAACCGACCCGTGGCACTATAGGACATGCGGGCGCGCTCTTTCGCCGAACGACCAAGCTGAGGCAAGCGGCGCACGCGGGCGTCCGATTGCCAACCCAGATGCGCCCGCCGCTTTGCCTCCAGCGCATGGTTGGGCATCACGGTCGAACTCGAAATAAATGTATGAACGAACAAACACAGCAACTCATCGAAAAGCTCGCAGAGAAACTCGGCACGACTGCCGAACACCTGTGGGCGGTGCTGGTGCGACAAGCGCCGATAACCAGCACGACCGAAGCAATCGCGCTCTGCATCTACGCTGCCGTGATGGTCTTGGGCTACCGGCTCGTGCGTGATAAAACCAAGGATGACGGCGACTGGAACGACAACTGTGGAAGCATCGCGCTGCCGTGGCTAATCTGGGGCGTCGGAACGCTCTGTCTGCTCATCGCACTGTGCTGCTCTGTCAGCAACATCGTGGCCGGATTCGTGAACCCTGAATACTGGGCGCTCAAGCAAGTCATGGGTAACTGATGTAGCAGTGACGCCAGAAAGGACACATGACGACCGAATTAACCGAGACTCAACCGAAGCCAGAAGCGGGGCGGCCGTTAGCTCCAACCGCCGGGTCGGCGACGTGGTGCGGACTGAAAGACGACCCGACCTTCGTGCAATGCTGCTGCAACTGCAAGCATCTGCATCCAGTCCACTATCACTGCGGCACAGAGCCACAGCCGACGGATGAGCAAAAGAAAGCGGCAGGCATCAAAGGCCGCTGCGTCTGTGGCGTGCAAAAAGGCTGGGCGTGTCACAACCCGGAAATGGACGGAAGAATTTTCGACAACTGGCCGCAGCACTCAGGCGGGTGCGAGTGCTACGATCCGAAGTCGTCTAACGACTGAACTGAGCAACCCGGCCCATGAAGACTAACGACTGCAACGAAGACGCAAGGGCCGGGTCCGCTCCGGTGAGCTTGTTAGCTGAACTGGTAGCCGATGGGGCCCGTGTGCTCAGGGATCGGCTGCCCCCGCACAGCCTCGAAGCCGAACAGGCCGTGCTGAGCTGCATCCTGCTCGCCCCCCAAGACGTGTTGCCGCTGTGCCTCGAGCGCTTCGCGGGCCGTGAGGCCTTCTACGACCTCCGCCATCGCGCCATCTACGCTGCCCTGGAAACCCTCTACGACCAGCGCCACCCAATCGACCTCATCACCCTGGCCCAGCGCCTGAAGGACCAGCAGCAGTGGGAAGCCGTCGGCGGGATGGCTTTCCTGGCCCCTTTGCCGGACGTGGCCCCCTCCTCCGCCCACGCCGGCTATTACATCGACATCGTCTGGGACAAATACCTGCTCCGGCGCCTGCTGCGGGCCTGCACCAGCATCACGGGCCGCATCTACGAACACGCCGGCCACGCCGAGGAACTCCTGGACGGCGCCGAAAGCGAAATCCTCCAGGTAGGCGAACAGCGGGGCACCAGCGCAGCCCGACCCATTCGCACCCTGGTCAACGTGGCCCTGGACAGCATCGAGCAAGCCCACGCGCGCGGCGGCGCACTGACCGGCCTGGCCACCGGCTTTCCCGATTTCGACCAGCTCACCAGCGGGCTGCACGCCGGGGAAATGATCGTCATCGCGGCCCGCCCGAGCCTGGGCAAGGCGCAACCTCTGAATGTGAGCGTGCTCACGCCGGAAGGCTATGTAGCCATGTCCCAGATCGCTGTTGGGTCCATGGTGATTGGCGCAGATGGCAGGCCGCACCCAGTGGTGGGCGTGTTCCCTCAAGGGCAGAAAAAGGTGAGCAAGGTCATTTTCTCCGACGGAACATTCACGCGCTGCTGTGACGAACACCTCTGGTTCACGCAAACCAGAAATGAGCGGCGGCGCGGTGTTTTAGGTTCCGTGAAAACCACCGCGGAAATTCACCGCACCATTCGGCGTCCGGACGGCGCCTACCGAAATCACGTCGTTCCGGCCGTGCGCCCGGTGGAGTTTGCGCAGGGAGATGGCCTGCCCTTGCACCCGTGGTTGTGCGGGGCGTTGCTCGGCGACGGATCGTTGGCTAATGGATGCGTTGTATTTTCCAAACCCGAGGCCGACTTGCACCGGAAATTGATGGGCTTGCTTCCACCCGATGACACCGCCGTAGTGGCTGACGAAATGAGCCTCCGCATCAAACGACGGCAGCGGGACAACGACCGATCGGAAACCATGACGGCCATCGAGCGTCTGGGGTTGAACGTGCGCTCGGAACGCAAATTCATTCCGGGGTCGTATTTACATGCGTCCATCCCCAACCGGCTGGAACTGCTGCGCGGCCTTTTGGACACGGACGGATGTGTTGGTGGGACATCCATCGAGTTCAGCACTTCGAGCGAACGACTCATGGCGGACGTGAAATACCTGGTGCGTTCGCTCGGGGGCATTTGCGTGGAGGGGCCGAGCCGAATTCCGACCTACACCCACCGCGGAGCACGAAAGATCGGGCTGGTGAATTATCGGTGCCAAATATGGTTTGAGGACCCGTCCGTGGTGCCAGTCACCTCAGCAAAACATCTTTCCAAGCTGAGACTTGATGCGCGCCATGTGCACAAGAGCATCGTGGAAATTCATCCCGACGGAAACGATGAGTGTCAGTGCCTCCTGCTGGATTCCGCCGACCACCTTTACGTGACGGATGATTTCATTGTGACGCACAACACTGCGCTCGCCATGAACATTGCCGAGCACGTGGCCCTGGACCTCAAGCTGCCCGTGGGCGTGTTCAGCCTGGAAATGACCGCCGAGTCGCTGGTCTTGCGCATGATGGCTTCGCGGGCGCGGGTCAACCTGCGCAACCTCCGGCAGGGGTTCCTTACGGAGCGCGATTTTCCGAAGCTGACCGGCGCGGCGGGCCAGTTGGCCGTCTCGCCCCTGTTCATCGATGACTCCTCGGACTTGACCATCATGCAACTGCGGGCCAAGGCCCGCCGCCTCTGGCAGCAGCACGGCCTCAAGCTCCTCATTGTGGATTACCTGCAACTGCTGCGCGGCAGCTCGCCCAAGACCGAAAACCGCCAGCAGGAAGTGGCCGAGATTTCCCGCGGGCTCAAGTCGCTGGCCAAAGAGTTGAACACGCCAGTCTTGGTGCTCAGTCAACTCAATCGCGACCTGGAACGGGAAGGCCGCCCACCGCGCCTCTCCGATCTGCGCGAGTCCGGCGCACTCGAACAGGACAGCGACGTGGTGGGCCTGCTCTATAGGCCCAAGGCCGACGACACCGAGGAAGTCCAGGCCGGCGTGCCCGAGCGGGAGGCCGCCCCCGTCCAGCTCGCCCTCGCCAAGCAACGCAATGGCCCCACCGGCGACGTCGCCCTCACCTTCCTGCGCAGCTACACCCGCTTCGAGAGCGTCGCCAGAAGCCAGCCCGCCTGCGCACCCGACCCCAGATACAAGGATCCATGAACGAAAGAAACGCATGAATGAACCAACAACGATTGAGCGTGAGAAGCGGGGCGCGGATTCGGTGCAGCGACCTGGTTCGGCGTTAGAACCTGAAATCGCCTGCAACCTATGCCATCCCGGATTTCAGCGCACCTATTGGGTGAACCTTTATTCAAACGGAGAGATGACAAGCCCGTTCTGCGCGACGAAAGACGAGGCACTAAACCGGTGCACCTACACCGGAGAAACTCCCGACGCGATGCAGGTCGAAGTCCGAATCGTGCCTGTGCCGCCTAACGAAAAAGCTGAGCCACTGCCGCCCGGCAGCGACGGTGGCCGGCACTGAGAATATGAGTGAACCAACAACGCAACAAATCGGAGACGCGGGGCGGCAGTGGTGCTCCAGCGCCTGGTTAGACGACCCGCCCGAACAAACAGGCTGGTATTGGATGGACTACGGCATGTGGACCCCAATCTTCCCGGCGTTCTGGAATGGTCACTCATGGGAGAATAGCGGCGGCGTGCGACTCAACGTCGAGCAGTTCGAGAAAGCGCAATGGCAAGGCCCGATATTCCCCGTTGGACGCGAGATGAACAAGTCGTCTAACGACCAAGCTGAGCCACGGCCCGGCGAACAACCAAGACTCTGAACGAAGAAATGAAACTCTCGACAATCCAAGGCAGACTAACAGCAGAGGACAAGGGCCGTTGTGCTCCGGCGTCTTGTTCGGCGATCCCCTGTGACGAAGAAACATGGTTACTGATCCGTGACTTGCGGAACGCGCTCGCCGCCGCCAGCCGAGTGATCGTCTCGTGCTTTGCGACAGATGTCTTCATCGCCGAGACAAAGAAGTGCGGCATCCCTGACGGAATCGGCACGCGATCTCAGAAGTGGCTGGATGCGCGCTCGCCGAACGAAAAAGCTGACCGATGAGAGGGAGCGCGCCAATGATGTTCGACTTTGAGACAGAGCCTCAACGCGCTCCCTCTCATTCGTGTCCAGCGCCTTGTTCGGCATTTCGGGTCATTGTCGCAGACCCGCCTTGGGAATATGACGATGGATTCCGAGGCTCGTCGCACTCTGGAAACTGGCACGGGGAAATCACGTCCAAGCCGCTTCCGTATCCGTCAATGACGGTCAAAGAAATCTGCGCGCTTAAAGTCAGTGAACTTGCGGACAAGGACTGTCGGCTCTGGCTCTGGACGACCAATAAATATCTGCCTGACGCCTTTCGCGTGATTGAAGCCTGGGGATTCCGATACCGGCAAACTCTGGTCTGGCACAAGGCCGACCCTGCTCCGCTCACCGGCTCGGTCACTTCAAACGGAGCGGAGTTTCTTCTGGTCGCGGTGCGCGGAAATCCACCGTGCAAGAAACGTCTGCCATCAGCGGTCATAAAACTGCCGATGACAAAGAAGCACTCCAAGAAACCTGTCGAGTGGCAATGGCTCATTGAGCAGACAGACGATGGGCCACGGCTCGAACTCTTTGCTCGCCGCAAACGGCCCGGCTGGCACGTCTGGGGCAACGAAATCGCCAACGACGTAGAAATGCCGAACGATAGAACTCAGCGGCGGCGGGCCACTGAGCAACCCCATCAACCTGAAGCGGCCCCCCGCCGTCCGCTGGAGTGACTTGTTATGCTTCATCAAAGAATCGCTTTAAGGCGTCATCAATGCTCTGACTTGGCATCGCCCAACGAGCCGACTCAACGGTCAGAACAATCACGGGGATGGTTCGGCCAAGTTTGGTATGGACCTGCTGAAAGAACTCATCTTCGGAGCCTTTATAGTCAAACGCCATCGCCTCACGCGACAGTTGTCTGGCGCTACGGCAGTTGGAGCGCGCGAAGGCATCCAATCCTGGCAGCTTTTCGGATGGCAGGTCATCTACTCCACAGAAGATTGCAACGTATTTTGGCATAACGACCCGGATCAGCGACCCGGCCCACGAGACGCCACGATTGCAACAGTGATGCGATGGCCGGGTTCGCTGCAGCGCATGGTTAGGCGCACGGTCAAACTCAAAGAACGCTATGATAATCATAAATGGAATCGAAATGGACGACGGCGTGGACGAACCCGAAGAACGCTGCCAAGACGACGAATCGCCGCTCGGCCCGGAAGGCTGCTGCTTCCCCGGCAAGTGCTGTATGCCAGGATCGCACTACGAGAGCGAGTGTCATACGGCTGAAATGCTGATGGCGCTGGAATCACAAGAGACGAGTGCGCCTAACGACAAGCTGAGCCACGGCCCGGCCAACAACCCAAAAGTATGAACGAAGAAACAAAACTCCCGACAACCTGCGACACCATAACCGGAGAGGACAAGGGCCGTTGTGCTCCAGCGTCTTGTTCGGCTTCTGGCCAGCGACATCCTGACTGTGCGGCAATCGGTGGGCCGACAATCAGCCGGATGCGTGGCTGTATCAACGACGAGATGAAGGAGTGTATCATCTGCGGAAATGCGTGCCGGTGGGACATGACGGAACATTCATTTTTCGGATTCGAGGCCGCGTGCCCACAGAAGCCGAACGTGAGAACTGAGCGGCGGCTGGCCGCAGACAATCAACCTGAAACTGGAGCGGCCCCCAGCCGTCCGCTCCAGTGACCTTGTTAGCCATCATGGACGATTTTCTCGAACTGTATGTAATAACCATGATGATTTCATTGCCTGGAATCATGCTCCTACTGTCAATGGCGTCGGAGGAACGCGACAATAAGCGCTCCAGAAAGCGGGACGATGATGGCCACTAAAGTCCCGATGATCCACTTCCAGTGCTCGCGCCCGAAGATTTTCACCGGCCAAATGAACTCGCGCGTGAACAGCGATTCCTGCGGGTTGTATGGCAGGAAAACGCCCAGACCTGGAATCGTGGTGATTTCGTCATTCCTCGGCGGGATGCAGAACCACTTCTTCCACCATTCTTTGAGTGACGCGAACATACTGGACCAGGCTAACGACCAAGCTCAGCGATGA